CTATTTCGCCTTTTTCTCTGTACTGAATTCATTGACCTTTTCGGCGCGTTCAGAATGGCCGAAGCGCTTTTTTGTCGCCTCCAGGACCCGCTTTTCGGTGTCCTTCGCGTAGCCCCGATATGCGCCGCTCGTGCGGTGCTTCGACAGAGCTCTGCCCTGTCCCTCGGTGAGCCCGCGTTCCTCCAGCTCAGTCATCCCCCCATGCCTCGCCTTGTCGAGCGTGAAGCCCCGAACAGGGGTTCCCTTGTCTGCCAGCTTGTTGGCGATGTCAGTCACTTCCTGAGATAGCCGGGTGCCGTCTCCGAACAGGTTCCCGTTCCGTTGGCAGACGATCGAAAGACCGTTCTTCGGCACCTGCTTTAAAATCCGCTCTGCGTCGGCGTACAGCAGCTTTAGGCTACCGTCGGCGTCGATGTACTCCAGCGGGTGCATTGCGCGCTCGTCGGTCTTCCTGTGGCCGATGATGATCTTGTCCGGTTCCGATTCCCCGCGATACCCGCTCCAAGCCGCATAGCCGGCGCCGATCGATGACGGGCGCATCAGGAATTCGAAGGCGAGAACGGCGGCGGCGGCAAGCTCCGGCCGCCCCAAGGCAACAGCCCCATCAGCAAATGCGTAAACCGTCGCCCGCTCGACGTGGCCCTTGACCTTCTTCGTGCGCTTTTTCAGCGTGACGCCTTCCCAAGGGTTGGGCGTGTCCTGCCGGAAGAGATCGGGATGGTGAGGTTTCATCCGCTTCCACATTGCCTTGCAATAGGTGACGACCTTTTCTCCGGTTCGTGCAGACTGGCCGTGGAGAATTTCGTAGATCTTGGTTGCCGTCGATACGGTGATGTTTGCGATCTTCGCATCGCCTATGCGCGCCTTGAGCCCGATGTCGTCTCGGATGATCTCTGTTGCGCACACCCGGTCTAGCACGCGCCGATAATCTGGCCGGCTGAACTCCGACACGCGCTCGAGGAACGCGTCGTGTTTCAGGTAGGTGTTCACCAGCCACTCGACCGTCCCGTACCGCGTCGTGTCGGGGGTATCCATCGGCGATTGCTCTTTGAGCCAGCCGTTTAGTCTCTCGTTCCAGAGCTCCGCCGAAGCGTTCAACTCCTTCTGCGAGAGATTGACGCCAAGCGCGGCCGACAGATACGGGCAGTTGCGCTTGCGATAGCGGGTAGGGCACGTCCAATAGTAGCCGGTGCTGCCGTCCGCGAGCGTCTTGAACGAGGTGTAGCGCGGCAGCTCGACGGCGACCATCACCACCCCGCCAGGTCGGCGGCGGCGCTTCCTGGATCGATCACCTTGTCCAGATCGCTCTTTCGCCACGCCCGGAACTTCCCCTTGCCTGTTCCTGTGTCGATGAATGGCCGAGGCCACACCGTGCCGACACGGCTCAAGAACGCGTCGACGGTCTTCTCGCCAGCATAGGCCGCGGCGAGCTCATCGCGCAGGACAGCAGGCCAGCAGCCGGTTGGAATGACAGCGTGCTTGGTCATGTATCCCCGCTTTCCACTGTTTCAACAGGCGCGGTCCCGCTTTCCCCGCTAGCTGCCTGGCGGATGGCGGCGGCGATCGAACGAGCCATGCACATCATGGCGATGATCTGCGATCCGGAAACCTCATCGACCTGTCCCGGCGCGTGCTGTGCCATTCTCTTGGCGGTGGCTTCGTCGGCCTCCGCAATCTGCGCGGCCCGCTCGAAAGCCTCGGCGCGGGCTTGCTGGCGTTCTGCCGCGATACGCGCCGACATTTCGGGAAACAGGCTCTCCCTTGTCTCTGCCCGTTCAATTGCTGGCTTGGCGATGACGGCGCGCAGTTCTTCCACCTCCGCTCTAAGGCGCGTGATCTCGGCGGCGGCTTCCTTCGGCAGATGCTCGGGATAGTCATAGGCTCGTCCAACGCTGTCCCATGTGCGGGCTGTCGGCGTGGTCAAGAGGCGTTCAACGATATCAACCATGGCTGCATCCTTGCATCAGGTGGTGACGCGATTTGCGTTCCCACGCAGCCAGATCGGTTTGATACTGTTCCTCGAGCCAAAGGGCGACCGTGCCGCTACGGGTTGAAATAGGCGTGTCGGGCCTGTCGATGTTGTGGCGTTCGACGTACTTGTCGAAAAGGCCGCTCTCGACCCATGATTCCGCGTGACTAGACGCGGCTAATGTGGCAGCGCGCCGGTCCATTGCGTCCATGCTCCGGGCGCGGACGCATAGGTCCAGACCTTCGGACAGGAGTTCGCGGCAGGTGTCGCAGGTCATTCCTCACTCCTTCCTGTGCCAGAGGAAAGGGAGGGGGCGGCGGGCAAGGGCTGCCACAACGTCGGCTCGTGCCACATGCAATCGCTCATCGGACTGTCGAAGTGATCCGCCACGCTTGTCCCGGCCCACCACCAATCGCCATCTCCGTAGTTTTCGGGATCGAAGTACGCCTCGCCGACGGTGTAACCGTCGAGATCCTTGTCGGGTACGGCCACGATAACGTGCGTCTTGTCCCGTGGGGCCGTCTCGATCGGCTGCCACGTCACCACATCCGGGGTGCGGCGCTCGCGCTCGGCGAGGAGGGCGGCTTCGGAGAACAGCGGCTCGACAATATCAGGATCGCCGAAACGGAATGGACCGGGGCGTTTGCTCCCATAATGCCACTCGCCGTCGTCGCTGAATTTCCAGCGGAAGGCTACCACGTTTGCCTCCATGATATCATTCGGCACGTCAGTCATGTCGGTCTCCTTCCGGCCCCGGCAGAAGGCCCTGTGATGTGATGCGGTCAAGCACGGTGTCACCGTTCGCCAGCAGGATTTGCCCGAGGAAGGCGCCCTCAAACGACAGGATGCCGGTTTCGACGGCGGTCAACTGGCCCTTGATCCAGTCGCGCAGGATCGACCAGACGGCGATCTGCCCCTTTTCCAGAGCGAACCGCTCGTGCTCGATGCGGGACCTCCGCATGCGCGACGAATGCGGATTGTGCCGAAGCCATGCGGCGGCGTACCCTTTGGCGCTGGCCGTAACCTGCACGGCGCGGCCGCGATATTCGAACTGGATAGCGATCGTGCCAGCCTGGAAATCCTCCATAGGTGCGAACTTGGAGCAGCCGAACGCCATGATGGTCTTGCGGATATCGTCCATAGCCGAACGGCCCGAGGTGCTGTTTTCGTAGGGCAGTCTCACGGGCGGTCTCCTTCAGATAGGGCGCGGCGGGTCTCGACCCGGATCGGGCCGGGGCATGGCTTGTTCGGTTTGTCGGGATTTTTGATGAAACCGCAGTTCATGCAGCAGAGTATTCGCATCGATGAATAGACGCGCTCGTGCCATACATGCCCTGTCTCGTCTACTGGCGGTAGCAGCTTACCCATCTGTGCTGCCCTCCGTCTGTGGGGCGGAGGAGGCGGGGAGAGCTTCGAAGATCCGGCGCAACCCGTCTAGTTCGTCGGACAGCGGGTCGCCTTCCCACGATGGCCCCATATTCGAACGGAATTCCTTGTCTGCCTCAAGGACCGCCGCGACTGCGAGGCGAAGCAGTCCATCCCCGGCAGGCGTGGGGGCGGGATGGGCGTAGAGGAGGGTATTTGCCGGGATCAGCTTCAGCAGTTCGATATTGTGGTGCCCATCGTTTCCGCAATCGATCAAGCCATTGCCACGGTAGATCGCCACAGCTTCCCCCTCCACCCCCGACGATGCCGGGGAGGTGGTGAGGGCGGAGAGGACCCGAGAGATATCACCCGCCCTGACGTTGCCGATAATGCGAGCCTCTGGCACCCATGCGTTGGCGCAGGCGAGAACGGCCGCCAGAACGTCTTCGGTCGTGCCGTTGTCAGGGGCCACAATCGTTTCGAGCTTCGCATAGGTGCGATCCTCGTCCGTCCCCGCCTCTACCGCCAGCGCGGCGGTGAGGGCCGGGTATGCGGCTCGGGCATCGCGTGCCCGCTCGGCAAGAACTTTCCAGTTCGTGTTGCCGATGACTTCCCTGATTTCATTCTCAAACGCAGCGAGGCCAAAAACCTCATTGATCAGCTTGAGAAATGGCTCTGCCTCTGTCGGTCCAGTCATGGCTTTGTCTCCGGGGTGCGGTGGGTGGCGGGTGATGACCATTCCACTTCGAATGGGCCGACGTAGAGCCTGCGGTAAGGCTTGACAGGGAGGTGAACATAGTCGAAGCGCCAAGCCCATCGGGCCGCGAACAGGACGTGCCCCACCTCGCCGATAAATGAGACGAAGACGCCGTTCCCCCGCCAGTCGTCGTGAAATCTTCCGAGCTTGACGCGCATCACGCCTCCCTCTCGTCTTTTATGCGCCGGTCCAGCGACGTGCCCTTGCGCGGGCCTCGCTCACTCGCCCATTCGTGGCGGCAATCGTTGCATTCGAAGGTGGTGGAGCCGAAATAGTCCGTGCCGGTTCTGGCGAAGCCAAGGCATCCGCACATCGGGCAGGAGCGGCGATGAACTTTCACGAGCGTGCTGCGCATTCACCCCTCCCTCTCGGCTGCATTGGCGTTAGTGAGGGCGGAACGGGCGTCCGGTATGTCGAAATCCTTGACGGCGAAGTCGCGGTAGGCGTCCTTCTGTGTGTCGAAGGCGCTCAGCAACAACTGCGGCTCTGGGTGCCATTCAGTCGAGCCGAGCCAAATCCGAACAAGGTGAAGGACGCGGACTGACGTTTCGCCACGGTAGTTCGTGTAGGTGAGTTCGTGGGATGCGGTCGGCCATTCCCTGATCAAGTGCAGTAGATAGGCTGCGTTGTCCCGCTCGCGGATCAGCGCATCCCTCTCAGCGGTGAGGGTGGAGATGGTGGCGAGGTGCTTAACGTCGTCGTCTGTAATGGCGTCCATGACCTTGATGCAGGTGTCCCGCTCCGCTTCCGCCGCATCCGCCCTTGCCTTCTCCAGCGCAAGCTGCCCGTCTCGTTCCCACACTAACTCGCGTTCGGCGTCTAAGTGGGCTTGCAGTCCATCCGCCCTTGCCTTCTCGGCGGCGAGGCCGTCGAGCAGCGCAAGGACCGTTTTCTGCTGTTCCGCAGAGAGATACAGAACGTCGTCTGCCAAACGCTGGCGTCCCATGTTAATGGCTTCTCTCAGCTTCGCGTATTTGTCGGTCATGGGCTGGGCTCCTCGTCGACATCAGCGAGGCCAAGTACGCAATAGCGCGGCTCGATGCCGAACTGGCCGCCCTGCAAAAGATAGGTGATGCGCTTGCGAATGGTCTTCTCGAAGGTGTCGTAGTAGATGCCGCCGGCCGCACCTTTTGTGCAGCGCTGCAATTCCAAGATATCGCCTGTCTGGAACGCCCGATCGTTCAGGCGAACCTCAAATGTCTTCTCGCCGGATTTTACTGCATCGAAATAGTGGGCAAGCGTCTTGAGCTTGTGAATGGTGCTCACTGGTTCGTCTCCTCACGGTCTCGGGGGTGCATGTGGGCGCGGACGGCCTTGAGGATCGCAAGGCAGAGGGCGAGGGGTGCGGATTTGTGGTAGCCGAACACATCAAAATCGGCCTGGTACGGTTGCACTCCGGGCCAGACATTCCCTTGGAAGTCATCTTCCGGGGTGTCCCCCTGAGTAACGCCCCAGCGACACCCCGGTAGCACTCGCTCTGCCAGCTCTACGGCAGCATCGAGAGATGCGGTGAAGGAGGGAACGGTGATGAGCCGCCCGGTTTCGTCTCTCGTCTCGTCGATGTCGTACGGAGGCCATGCGCCCGTTGCGGACACGACGTGCTGGACACTGCGGGTGACGCCGGGGCTGGTCTCAAGCCAGATCCGAGAATCAAGCTCCCGATCCGGCCCTTCTGCCTTCTCCAGCCTCTCGATCAACTCGTCCAGCTTGTCGGCGGCTATCTGCTTGGAGGTGCGGGTCTCAGTCATCTCGACAAAACCTCGCCGGTGCGCGTGTCGATCACGGTCCCGTCCATTTTGCGTTTCAGGTGCTTGGGGAAGCCGCCGCGCTTTTCCGACTTGATGCCGAGGTGCTTCTTGCGGGTACGGTTGCACTTCGCGCGGACCTTGGCCTCGGTAGCCGTCTTGCGCTTGTGAGCGTCGGACGTGACCGCCTGTAGGTTCCGTTCGGTGTTGGTGCCGCCCAGCCAGAGTGGGACGATATGGTCGTATTCGACCTTGGCGTCCGATCCGAGCGGGACACCGGTGAGGGCGCAGACATGGCCCTGGCGCTCTCGGATGCGATCCTTGACGCGCGGCGGCGGCATGCTGTCGTCGGTCTTCCCGATCCATTCTGGTACGGTGCGCGCCATCAGATCGCCCACCAACCGGAGATGATCGCGTCGAGGATTCGGCGCCAGAGAGGCTTGCGGGCGAGCGCGGTCATGCCGTCACCTCGCGATACTCGCCATGCAGCGTTTTGATGCGGGGAAGAGACACGCCACGATCGTTGACGACCTTCCGGGCGCTCTCGGTGACGATGTTCGGGAGCTGAGCCGGAGCATCACCCGTCGACCGGGTCCAGCCGTTGCGTCGGACATATTGCCGAACGGTTTCAGCGGAAACGCCATAGGCTTCGGCCATGACGTTGTAACTCATGCCCCGCGCCAGGTCTGTCATGATGACCTTGTCGGACGGGAGCTTGCGGGCGTACTGGTTCGGCTTGCCCATCACTCGCCTCCAATCTCGCGGACGTCGCATCCCGCATAGCCGGCGACCATCTTCATCGCATTCGCCGGGTCGATCTCGTGAAGCACGACCTGCTTGCAGCGGCGGTACATCGATCCGGCGCGGTCTCGTTCTTCCTGGGTGGCGTTCTCCGGCACTGGCACGGCCTTTCGTTGGTTGTTGAGCAAGTCGAGGTTGTCGTCGGTGTTGCCGGTCGAGTGCGTGGCGGCCCAAAGCATCCGGGCGCACGTGGTCAGCCACTCGACGGGAGAAGAGGAGGAGGGCGACGAGGATGAGGACTCGCCGCCCTCGGACGCGGTACGGGGGAGGTCCGCGTCGTCACCGGTCGAGGGAGGGGACGCCTCGCCGGAATTGGATTGGTCGGAAGCCTGCGGCTCCTTGAACACGACAGGGTGCTCCGGCTGCGCGCCGAAGGCGTAGATAAGCTCGATCAGGTTGCTCATTTCCTCGATCGTCATCGTCGAGGTGCGCATGCCGAGCGGGACAAAGGTGCCCTTGTCGATGCCGGGGACGACGCGCGCGTGCCGTAGGGAGGCCGTGAAGATGTCCTTCCAGTCATCTGCTTCCAGCTTCTGCCCGTACCATTCGACCTGATCGGCTACCTCTGAGAGCATGGCCCACATTTTCGCGGACTGCTCCGTCGAGCGGCTTTTTTTGCGGAAGGTCACGACAGTGCCGACAGACGTCTGGTGCGCCCACCGGGCCACTGTGGCGCGGTCCTGATCGCTGTTGATGGTGACGGAGGCGCGCGTCGTCATGTCAGCCTCCGTTCACCGGGTTGATCTGCGCCAGGCGGCGAGCCTTGATCTTGTGCGCGATGTCGAGGTTGAGGTCGTCGCCGTCGAAGGTCCCTTCCGGGTCGAGCGCGGTCCAGATCTCCTCTACGGTCGCTTCGTCCATGGCGCCGGACAGCGCCTCCTCGAGTTCTTCGAAGAATGCGGCGGTGTCGATCTGTTCTTCGGCGGGCTGTTCCTCGGCCGTCACATCGACGACGTTGGCGTCCTCGACCGTAGGCGACGGCGGCGCGGGCGGCATCGGAGGAGCGGGCGGCTGGCGCGGGGTGATGTCGCGCATGTCCTCGGCGTCGGCGATCTCGCGGGCTTCGAACTCGTCTCGGATGCCGCCGAGCACGTCGCCGAACAGTTCACGAAGGCAGTAGCCTGCCGCGCGCCACGCAAGCATGCGCTGCGGGAAACGCCACCAAGGGCTATCGTTCGGCTTCTGCTCGTTCTTCTTGTCCCACTTGTTCCATTTTGTGATGACGGCTTCGGTCTGCCACAGGCCGGCGCGGATCGCGTCCTCCTGGGAGAACTCGACGCGCTTGTCTTCGTCGGTGTCGTTCCGCTTCGCTTCGCACCAGCCGACCATCTGGCCGTCGCGCGTTTCGCAGCCGGTGCGCAGATAGGCGACCTTGCCAGACTGGCGCACGACATTGATGAGGCCGTCGCCGTAAAGGGCGGGCTTGCCGTTGATGACGGTGAAGCTGCGCAGCGCAACCATCGGCTTGAGGCCGAGCTCGGCGCCGGACATAATCGCCACGGTCACGGCGCTGATGGCCGCATCGCCTTCGAGCTTGCCGATCAGAGCCGACGGCGCGAGACCGCCGAGATAGACGGCCTTGGCGACACGGAAGGTTTCTTCGAATGTCTGAGGCACGATAGCCATGACATTGCCGCCGCCGGCGAGCGATGGGAGACGGGTGACTTCCTGGGTGTGAGCGTTCATCAGACGACCTTCTCTTCTTCGCGGACTTCCATGCCGTCGAAGGGCATGCCGGCCTTGGCGGCGCGCTGCGCGAGCTTGTCGATGATTTCGATGAGATCCTTGTGCCGCATCGCGACGAGCGCGGCCGCAGCCTTGCCGTAGTCGGTCACGACGCCGATCTTGTCAGTCCGAACAGACACCTTGGCCCCTGTGCGGCCCGCCTGAGCGTTCCTGACCTCGGCAGCCTTCTCCGCCTCCTGAGCCTGACGAAGCAGCTCAGCGCGCTTCTTCTCAGCTTCCTGCGGGTCGACATTGTACTGCTGCGCGGCGCGGGCTTCCTCCTCCGCCTTCCGGCGCAGCGCAGCGGCTTCCTCTGCAGCTTTCCGGGCCCGGGCTTCCTCTTCACGCTTCTTGGCGATCAGGAATGGCTCGATATGGCGCTTGAGGGCGACGGAAAGGTCCTTGGCCTCACCGACCGGGCCGCGCCACTTGTCGTCGACGGCCTTGCTGGCGGCGAGGTGCGGCTCTTTCTCGACGATGCGGTGATTGTCGGCGCGCTTCGCCAGATCGGAGAGGCGCTTCGACCAGATGCCTGCCTTGTCGGCGTCGGCCTGTGTCTTGATCTCAGAGCGAAGGAACTCCTCCGCCATTTCCTTTTCGCCGGCGAGTTCCTGGGCGATCTGGTCGAACGGATCATCCGAGCCGCTGTTGTCGCCGATCGTCGCGAGCGCGGGCTCATCGTCGAAGCCCTTGCCGTCCATCGCCTTCACGTATGCGTCGTAAGTGATCGGGTTGGTTCGGCAGAAATTCCAAGCCTCGCCCGGGTCGACCTCCTTTCCGTTGCGGTAGGCGACGATCTGGTCTGAGCCCTCGGGATAGTAGATCGCGACGGGCTCCCACTGACCGCCTTTGAAGCGCGTGCGGTAGTAGCCCTGCTCTGGCTGGCCTTCGTGCATCGGGCCGAAGTTGCCCTTGAGCGCGTTCTGCCACCATGCCCAACGGTTGACGACGAACTTTTCGGCGAGCGCGCCGATAGACTGAGCGGTCATGCGAATTCCCTCCTGGGTTTGGTCAGACGACAGCGGGCGCGACCTGCGCCGCCCAGCCGATGATGATTGCGATGGTGATAGCGGCGAGCCAGATGAACCGGCTGGCCGTGATGTCGGGAGTCCGGGTCTGGCGGGACGCGGCAGAGCCGGGGAAGGTGCCCAAATCGTGCTTCATCGGCTCAATCCACGTATTCGATATCGAGTTGCGCCATCGCCTCAGGCGAATTGGCCGTTTCTCGGAGGATTGATGACATGCAGCCAGAGCAGGCCGTGAACCCCTGTTTCCCGTATTTCAGGAGCCGACGCATGGTGGCTACAGGGTACGTGATCCGGTGCACGGCGAGCCGCTTGCGACCCAAGTCCCACAGTGCATAGGGCGTGGTCACGAGGTCGTCGCCGTCGAGGCAGAACATCGTGATCGTGTAGTCGAAGCTATCGATGACTGCTTCGGCGCTCTCGTAGAACTTGAACGTAATGGCCTGGATATCGATCGGCAGATCGGACCCTTCGACAGTTCCGCGCCAGTGCTTGTGGTGCGCCGTCTCCTTCACCAACCGGAATGTGCCGGGTAGGTTTGCTTCGAAAATCTCGGCGTGCTCCTGCGAGCGGAAGAAGAAATCGAAGTCGCTATCCAGAGACATCCCGGCCAGTGTTCGGCGGATCGCCCCGCCGGCAAGCCAAGCATCTGGAAGGGCAGACGCGATCCTTCTCAGGTCCGCCGTATCCCGGCCGGAACGATCACAGAAATCTTGGAAGTTGAGACGAATGAATTCCGCCATCGCCTTACTCCGCCGCCAGCAAGGCCGGAGCCTCGCCATTGAGAGCAGGACCCAGAACCTTTTCGATCCGGCCACGGACCTTGGCGAGATCAGCCGCCAGTTCGCCGTCGCGAGTACGGGACGATGCGTGGATGCGGTTGAAGGCAAAGGCGAGGGCGGTGTAGGCTTCACGAAGAACAACGGCCTGCTCTGTCACCTTGTCCTCGGCCTTCTCGGCCCGCGCCTTCTGCGCCCGAATGTCAGCGTAAGGATCGGTCGTCATCCGGAGGTGCGGGACCTCGGCGTCGATCAACCAGGCTTCGCAAGCATCCTTGAGGTCGCGCAGTGCGTCGGCGTCGTTCGTGCTGCCGAAATAGCAGCGGTCGCCTTCGTCCTCGATGTGGTCCGTGACCTGCACTAGACGATTGCGGATCTTCGCGAGAAGCCTCGTCTTGGAGGCGTTCTTGCCCTTGTGGACAGCAAGCTCCGTGGCGAGCGTGGCAATGTCCTTCTGAGCGTCGGCGGCGAAATAGGTGATCGCTGCCGGGGAAGCGGTGGCGATGGCCTCCGGCTTGACGCCGGCCCATTGGGTGAGGGTGCGTTCGAGCTTCATCACAGCCACCCCATCGCCTGATAGTCGCGGCGCTCGTCATGGGCGCGGTCAGGATCGCCCTGCCGGTAGTCGCCCAGCGCCTCGCCGAACGTCTCCTGAGCGTGCTGGCTGGTCTCGATCTGCTTGGCGATCGTGAGGAAAATGTCCTTATTGGTCGACGAGAAGAACTGATCCGAGCCGTAGCCGTGGCGGTTGAACGTCTTCCCGCAGATCTGGATCTCCGAGACGTAGAACTCGCCGTCGCCGTCCTCGACCAACGTGGCAGTGCCCCAAGCCATCAGGCCGTCGCCGACCAACTGGATTTCCTCGAACTCGTACTCGATGCTGAATGCGGTCATTTGCTTCCCCATCCTCTTGAGTGCGACCGGTGTGCTCGCGGCCCGGCCCGATCGCTGTTCATCCGGGCAATCGGCTACATGGCGACCTCCGGGTTTGAGCATCTGCCTTGCGGAGGTCTTCGTGCCCTGGGGCAGATCGTTCCGTTCGGCTGATGAGGGGATATTCGCGATAATCGCAAAAACAGTCAAGAGAAAAGATCGCGATAATCGCAAATTTGTTTGACAGCCTTTGCGATCAGGCGCAAAAGAAAAGCCCCGGCGGGATGATCCGACCGGGGCTCTAGACAGCTATCGTTGATGAATTCTGCTTAACACATCACAATTATTGATGGAAGCGGAAAGGCTGCCTGGAGGTGCGAAAAGCGCCGATTTCTGGGACTGCTCGGAGGTTCCCGCCAGAATGAAACGCTCGGGTCACAAAGGCAGCGGTCTTCTGGCGATTGTCCCGCTTCACCGATCATCCGGCGCATGAATCTCCAAGCGGTCCCGGCTCCAGGCTAACCGGGCGGTCCGGACGGGTAGACGCCGTCTGAATGACTTGGATGCGGTCTGACGTGTAAACTCGACGACATAACCTCAAGCCTTGAGATGGTTTGGCCCACCAGAGAAACGGGCAGTCGAGGATATCCGGACTTCATAGCATCCCGCGCTGCCGGCATAAGGCAGGGCGAAAGGACGGAAGGCCTCGGCTTGAGGTTGAACGTCTTGATAGGGCGAAGTGTGTCTAGATTCTTGCTCTGAGGGTAATTGTTAGAAGGGTCGAATGATGGATTCTGAAACAGTCCAGTGGGGCTTGATATTGTTTGCTCAGGTCGGCGTCATGGTTATCGGCTTCAGCCTTCTGGTCACGGCGATGTCTTTGTGCCGAACCCTTTCGGTCTTGGCTTCAAGGCTCAATGATACCCAAACACGATTGGTCCATCTGGAAAACGAGGAAGGTCTGAGGAAAAGCGAGACGCGCACCGTGTCGCCGCCGTGTCCGTGAAAATGCGTGGAGCCAGATGGCCCAATGGAGAGCCCAAGCTCGACAGAATCGGGCAACTGACTGGGAGGGATGCTATCCAGCGGGATAAGCTTCGGATCGTAGTCTTCTCCTTCAGTCGGGCGCGAGTAGGTTGAGAAAATTGGCGATCGAAGCGGGAACCGGGTCTTTGCGCTAACCATCTCCCAAGCTTCTTGGGTTCGGTTTCTGACGACTATTTCTAGCCTGTACCAACCCGGATTTTCCTCATCCCAAGTGTGGTAGTCTACTTCGACACCAGGATGTGATGGGCCTTCGGCCGCGATTGCTGATCTCCGCGTGTACCATGCAGACGCAATTGCCGTGATTAACCCAAGGGTGCCGGTCACTGTTCCGACCAGGCCAAGCCAAAAAGCGCTGTCGCCGTTCAATCGGCCGGCCTCAAATGCTGCTCGATCAGTTCCCGCGCCGCCTCGAACACGCCGCTGTCGTCGCCGCCTTGGCCTTCTTCCAGCATCAGCAGGGCGTGTTCGTAGATCTCACGCTCACCTTCCGCAGTCACAAGGCCGACACGTCGAAGGTATTGCATCAACGCGGCGAACGTCGCGGAGTTGGAAAGCGCTACAGCGCCAGCGGAGAGAATGGCGGGGTCGCGTTTGCCCATCAGCACTTCTCGTTGCCTTCGGCCCAGCCCACAACGGTCTTGAGCATGCTGTCCTGTGCCAAGGTGTTGCCTGAAACGACACTGAGCCGGCTGCCCGATCCGGCCTTCTCGACCTTGGCTTTCCAGTAGTAATTTCGGGTGCCCATGTTTTGGAGGGACAGCGTCACCTCGCCATAGCCAAGTTCGCTATAGAGTTCGGTGTCGAGCTCGAACGAGGTGAAGCGACCAGAATTCCCGCCTGAACATAGACGGGCAGTCCGAACCAAGCGGCGGTAGACTTCCTGATAGTTCTCGCTGAAGACCTTCTCGGTGCGATCGGCAGATTTACTCTGCTCAAGAGCCTCCGGCGTTGACGAGCACCCCGCAAGCGTCGCTATCACGACAACTGCGCTAAATCTTTTCATGTTCCCTCGGTCTCTATGATGCCACGCGGCGGCCGCTGGTGGTTACATCCTCGATGGGATGGTGAGGATTTCGCCTCGCAAATTTCTGGGCGGCGTAGCGAGTTTTGATGTCGGTGACGACAGCAAAATATCTAACCGGCACATCCAGCATCATTGGAGCGTTGATGCTCTCGAGGTTGAATAGGCCAGGCTCGCGCCCGGGATGGGGGATCTTTACAAGGACGCGGTCATCTTCGAGGAAGCACACGCACATGTGACCCATATGCTCTGGTCGCGGCGCCTCTTTGTCTTCGTAGAAGATGATGTAACCGTCACCTGCAATTCCATACATGGAGTTCCCCCGTACCTCTAACGCTTCGGCGGTGCTTGCGGCATCTTTTGGAGCTTCGATCTCCCCAAAGTTGCCGTCTCCGGTGGCGTAGTGGACTTCTGTGTCTGGTCCAGCTCCTGCCAGCCCGGCTATCGGAACAAAACGGATTGCGGTGGGGTCGCCACCGGGCGGCTCTTTGCCAAAAAAGCGTGCAATCGCTCCCAGCTCGTGAGCCTTTATTTCTCGAACTTCCTTGCCTTCGCTTTCGGTATTCAGCATTCGCGTGATCGCATCGGGGCGCACGCCAAGCGCGGCAGCGAGACGGCCTTTGGAGCCGTGCCCCAAAGCCTCCAAGTTTTCCTTCATCCAAATGCGAATTTCGATCTGTGGGTCGCTCATGAGGCGGATGATCGCGACTTTCGCAAAAATTCATATCGCGTAATTCGCAAATTTGGCTTGACAGAAACTCGCGATAATCGCAAATATGGCGACATGAGCGAAAAACATCTCGAACCAGCCAAGTCCATCATCGCCAAGATCGGCATCGATAAGGTGTCCGAGATCACCGGTAAGCACGTCTCGAGGGTATATCGCTGGATGTACCCGAAGGAGCGTGGCGGCACCGGGGGCATGATCCCGCAGAGCGAAGCGCCGGCTCTTCTGGCGTACGCAAAGGCCAACAAAATCGAACTGTCTCCGGCCGACTTCTTTGCCATCCCGGAGAACGCGGCATGACTACCAAAGGGCAGCACATCTACTTCATGCGTCCGGTCGGTATGGTCGGCCCAATCAAGATTGGCTGCTCTGCCAGCGTCGGTGAGCGCTTGGAAAGCCTCGCCGTGTGGTCCCCGTTCAAGCTCGAGATTTTGTACACCGAGCCGGGCGGCTACAAGCTTGAGCAGAAGATCCACCAAGCGTTCGCAGATTATCACTCCCATCGGGAATGGTTCCATCCCGGCGAACGACTGTTGGCATCCATTGGAAGGCTTCTCAACGGGGAGAAGATTGAGGCAGCCATAGACCTCACCGTGCCCCGCGGTAGCATCAGGAATGTCGCTCGCAAGCCCCGCAGACCAGTACCCGAATATCAAAAAGAGCTGAGAAGCTATCGGTCTCGAAAGTACTGGGCTGAGAAGCGTGTCGAGAAGGCGCGCGGGCAAGCAATGTTCGCGCCAGAAAGCATCAACGCGATCATCTACGCGTGGGAGGGTTCGTGGAGAGAAAAGCGGATGGACGGGAAGCGTCCAACGCCGGAGCAATTTGCTCTGCTCGATGACTTCCTTGCAGATCCTCACAAGTACTGCCTCACGCGTGAAGAGAAGTGGCCGAAGAGGACCGCCGCATGAGCCCATTGTCCTTCGATCTCAGCGCCGCACCGCGCGACGGCACACACGTCATTCTGGCGCTGCCGAACAAGCAATCGCTCCGGTCCTACTGGTGCAAGCCGAAGGGCGAGCCCGAGCACTGGTGCATGCTGAGCCACAAGAACGAGCCGGTGGCTTGGATGTTGTGGCCGGAACATCCTTTCCTGGCGAAAGCCAATGATGAAGCGTGCGAGACAGCCTCGGACCAGAGGCGCGCAGAGGCGGAAGCCAATGCATCCGACGGCGTGGAGTTGGTGAGTAGGGTTGCCGGTGGCCGAACACCGGCTGCAACGACTGAGAGAATGGCCGTGACAGCCGGAGAGACGGCACTTCAATTCATCATCGACGACGTGGGGAGCATGTGACATGGACACCATGACTTTTGTTTTCGCTGGCATCTCTTTCGCCGTGGTGACTGCTGTCTTCCTGGCGGGGAGTGTGGCTCGCGAGGTTCGCAACGAGAACTCCGTCGATCTCGACGAGCGCATGTTCGATATCGAACTGACCGTTTTCGGTCTCACGTCGAGCCGGGTGCCGGCATGACCAGCGCGGCTATCATCGGCGCGGGTCTATCATTCAGCCTTTTCGCGGCTCTCTGCCTTGCCTGTGTGGCTTGGTACTGCCGCGCGGGGAGGGACATGTGACCTCCAAATCCAAATCCACTTGGAGAGGGTTGTCGGCCCTGCAGTTGTTCCGTCAGGGCCATGACACCTCGTCCATTTCCAAATTGCTCGGCATTTCTGAAGCAGCAGCGCTTGCTCAAGTTTCTCAGGCTCGCAGCGCCGAACTTCATCGTGCCGATCCTTACCATCATCCAAATGTCCCGAAGTCGAAACGGCATTCCGGCCTGATCGGGTATGCCGGGCGGCCTTAACTCCTTCCGTGGTTGCCGCGCTCTGATGGGGACAACCTATCAGGAGCGGCGAACCAAATGCGGAAAACCTCTGACCGATTTTTGTCAAACGATAACAACGCGGGAAAGACGATGAGTAGCATACCAGTCTTAGGCCCAGACCTGCCGGCGTCATACGTCCGGAAGATGATTGAAATGGAGAGCCGCGGCAACGGCGATCAGCTGAACGCTATGGAGCGGGTAGGGCGGGACATTGGTGTTTCGGCCCGCTCGATCCGGCGCCTTGTCAGTGGGGAGACAGACCCCGGCATGAAGCTCTTCACCCGAATTCACAGGGCGTACCTCGACAAATGCGCGCGGATGGCCGCCGCCCTTCTTCATCAGATCGAGATCGAGAAAGCGAGGCTCGGGAGTGAGCATTTTGAAGATATTGGCGCTGAGGCTTTGGCTCTTCACGCGAAAATTGAAGCTCGAAAAGAAAGGATCTCAGGATGACAGCAAGCACAGGCCATAACACCCAACTGAGCGAGGGTGACCGGCAGAAGCTATTCGCCCACCACTTCCGCAAGGAACTCTCGGCCGAGACCAAGCGCCGGGAAGCCGCGGCTGAGAAGACGGCAAACCGCAAGATCGCGAAGGCTGCCGATCCGACCTTCACCGGCCAGAAGTTCGACCACTACCTCAAGGCCCATTTCGGCGAGGACGACCAGAAGCCGGTCGATCGGCTCAAGTCGGACAGAGAGAATTTGATCTGGCTTGGTCTCATCCCCGATACCACCGGCGACTTGCTCGCCCAGGTCGACCGCGTTGACCGCGAAGGCATGATCCGCGCCAAGGGCTACAAGGCCGGTCTCCTCGGTCTGGACCGCGTGTCCGAATACGACGGCGGCAGTGTCGACGACAAGCTATGGCTGGAGGCCTACGACGCCGGCAAGGCCGAATACGAGACCGATATTCCCGACATTCTCGCGCGCATCCAGGAAGCGGCCGACCCAGAGGCGCCGCCATCCGATCAGGACGACTGAGTTACCGGGCGCTTCGCATCCTCCCTGCTTGAGGCGCCCTCACTGTCCGGTCGCGAATGACCGGAACTTTCTCTCCTAAGGTACGGCAATGAATATCCATTCTCGCAAGACCTATTGCTGCCCGAACTGCGGCAGCTCGATCGGAGAAGCTTCCCCTGTTGAGCGTATTCTGGATGCCGATCTCACGAGACAGCAGCGATTGATCGTCACGGCTCTATCAGAGCGCGTTGGTGAGTGGGTCCGCGTCTCTCACCTCGAAAACCTGATCTGGGCTGGCAACGAGACCAAGCGTCCTATCGATGTCAGCCGGCAGAGTATCTCGACGCAGATTTTCAAGATCAAGGAAGTGATCCGCCCTCTTGGCTGGTTTGTCGGGAGCGATCGCCGCGGCAACTACCGCCTTATCCCATTGGAGAAGACGCCATGATCGTGATGGGACTCGACCTTGCAACCCGCTCCGGCTGGGCCGTCCGGGACAGCACCAAGCACCGATCGAGCATCCTTTGCGGGACGTTCTCGGTCAAAGACTATCAGTGGGAAGAGAAGTACGCGATCGCCGCGAATCTCTTCTATCGGCTGGTGAAGGAACACACACCCGACTTCGTCGCTATCGAGCGTCCCGAGCACGGGGTCCGGCAGTTCAAGAAGAAGGGCAAGGCAGACCTAACCGGGAAGGAAGAGACCGTCTCGACCATCAACCCCGCCGCGCTGCAGCTCACCGGCATCGCCGGCGCGGTGATTGCCATCTGCCAGATCCGAAACATCCCTTACGGCACCATCGCCGCCACCAGTTGGCGACCGGTCTACTACGGCAAGGGCGCGAAGCCGGCCGAAGGGCAGGACTGGAAAGACCTCGCCATCGCATATGCCGAGCGGGAGAACATCGTCCTGCCGCCTACCAAGGCAGAACAGAAGGACGCGGCCGAGGCGATCGGCGTCTGCACCTGCTGGCACAACTGCGCCATCCCGGAAATCAAATGGATGCAACAGCGGTTCATGGAGCTCCGCACCGGGGCCTACGAGCAGAAGAGGGCGGCCGCAGCATGACCCGCACCTCCCAACAATCCCCCACGGTGATCAACGCAAAGCGGACCTATCTGCCCCCTTCATGCGAAGCGACGGCCGACGAGATCGTCCAGCAGATCATTGAGCATTTCCCAGACAGCACGCGCCAGGTGCGGAAGGAGGCGGCTTGAGACTCTTCGCGGACCTTTGGCCCTTCGGCGATCTGCCGCCGCACTCCTTCGACTTCATCATGGCTGACCCGCCTTGGCGATTCCAGACCCGCTCTGAGAAGGGCGAGGGCAAGTCTGCGCAGCGCCACTACCGTACGATGCCGATCGAGCAGATAAACGCGCTACCGGTTCTGGATCTCGCCTCCGAACACTGCACACTTTGGCTCTGGTGCACTGCTCCGATGCTGCCGCAGCAGCTGACTACGGTGGCCTCATGGGGCTTCACCTACTGCACCGAGGGCGTCTGGGTAAAGATGACGGTGAACGGCAAGGTCTCGTTCGGGACAGGCTACGGACTGCGCGGATCGCACGAGCCCTTCATCATCGCCAAGCGCGGCGAGCCGAAGCTGACCCGGTCCACTCGTTCGGTCATCCACGGCAAAGTCCGTGGCCACTCCCAGAAGCCAGAAGAAGCCTATCGCGAGGCAGAACGGCTGATGCCTAAGGCGCGTCGTCTCGAGCTATTCAGCAGGACCGACCGCAAGGGCTGGACCACCTGGGGAGATGAAGCCGGCAAATTCGGAGAAGCAGCGTGAACGCCATGGACCTCTCCCTCCACCAAACCTACCGAGACCAGCAGCGGGAATTGCCGACGAACATCGAGGCGGAGCAAGCCTTGCTCGGAGCAGTGCTGGTCAACAACGAGGCGTTGGACGCCATCCGCGTGCCGCTCGAGCCGAAGCACTTCTCCGAAGGCATCCATGAGGCGATCTTCGACGCAATGCTTGACCTGAAGAAGGCCGGCCGCCTGATCACCACGATCACCCTGAAATCCTACATGCCGGCCACCATGATCGGGGAGATGACCCCGGCGCAGTATCTGGCGAACCTCGCCTTCAACGCGGCCACGGTCATCAATGCGCCCGACTACGCCTATGCGATCATGGACGCGGCTGCCCGTCGCGCCGTTGTCAGCCTCAGCCAGAAGATGAGCGAGGCGGCCTATTCCAACGATCTCGAAATCATGGATGAGGTCGACGCACTGCGGGCGAGGTTTGAGGACGTGATCAGGGGCCTGAATGGGCCGGGCCAGACACGCACACTGGCTGACGCCGCCAAGGTCGCGTTGGCGGCGACTGCAGACGCATACCAGGGCAGGGGCATTGCGGGCGTCGACTACGGCCTACCATGGCTCATGGGTATGATCGGCCCGCTTCTGCCGGGGCAGTTGGTCATCGTCGGGGGCGCCACCAAGCACGGCAAGTCTACTCTGATCGAGCAACTGACGGCCGGCGCCGCCATGAATGGCCATCCCGTATGGATCAACTCCGGCGAGATGAAGGGCGAGGAACTTGCGCACCGTGCGTTGTCCCGCCTCACCGACATTCAGGCATGGCGCCAGATCCGCGGCAAGGTTTCAGACAGAGAATACGAGCAATTGGAAATGGCCCGCCGCAACGCCGAGACGTGGCAGGACCGGGTTTTCATCCGGGACGATTCCATGACGCTCCGTCAGATCAAGCGGGAGATTGCTGACTTCTCCAAGCGTCACCCAGACGGCATGGCGATCGTTGACCATATCGGCCTGGTCGAACGCGAAGGCAGCCAAAGTCGAATGAGCGATGCCGAGTTTGCGCCAATCGTCACGCGGTCCCTGAAGCTTGCTGCCGGAGACTGCCGGGTTCCGCTGATAGCCGCGTCCCAGCTGAAAAAGAACACCTTCGAGATCACCGACCGGAGCATTTCGAAGAAGACCTACATGGCCGCAATCAGCCGCCGACCGAAGGCGAGCGACCTCTACGGCTCCTGTGAGAAGGACGCGAACCATGTCCTGGTGCCGTTTCGCGCCGAGGCGGTCCTCAACGAGATCGAGCCTGCCGAGGTCTCCGACCTTCACCCCGTCTGGGAAGAAGTCATGGGCGGCGTGAAGGACCGTGCCGAGATCGTCCTCGCCTTGTCCCGTCACACCCGATGGCCGCAGCGCAAGCAGGTCGGTTGGGACGGCCCTCGGACCATGTTCACAGACCCCCAGACCAGCGATCAAGGAAGGATGTTCTGATGACCCACCCACAGGAAGGACAGGAGGGATATTCCAGCTTCCTCGCAAAAAAGCGCAGGGTCGACCCGGCGACCGGCATCATGGCCGATATCGACCTGCCGTCCGTCCTCAAAGACCATCAGCGCGATATCGTCCGTTGGGGCCTCCGCCGTGGGCGTGCCGCCATCTTCGCCGGCACAGGTCTAGGCAAGACCTTGATGGAACTGGCGTGGGCCGAACAGGTATCAGCCTACACCGGCCGGCCTGTCCTGATATTCGCCCCGCTCGCCGTCGCGGCGCAGCATATCCGCGAAGCATCCAAGTTCGGCATCTTCGCGCGTCTTGTCACATGCATGGATGACGTCAGGCCGGGTATAAACATCACCAACTATCAGAAGATCGACCACTTCGACCTGTCTAAGTTCGGCGGCATCGTCCTCGATGAAAGTTCCATCCTTAAGAGCACCGATGGAAAATACCGGACGCGGCTGATCGAGGAATGCGCCAGGGTGCCGTTCCGCCTCGCTGCTACGGCTACGCCGGCGCCGAACGACTTCATGGAACTTGGTAATCATGCCGAATTCCTCGGCGTCATGTCCTACACCGACATGCTGGCGATGTTCTTTGTCCACGATGGCGGCGATACGCAAAAATGGCGCCTTAAGGGCCATGCCGAAGGGGAATTCTGGAAATGGATGGCGTCATGGGCGGTGATGCTGCGCAAGCCGTCCGATCTTGGCTACGACAACGCCGGCTATGATCTGCCGGCGCTGCGCTACCACTCCCACATGGTCAATGTCGACTATGCACCGTCGATGGAGACAGGCCTTCTTTTCCCCATGGAAGCCCGCACGCTGCAAGAGCGCATCGGAGCGCGTCGTGACAGCGTAGGCGAGCGAGTTGCGTTGGCAGCGTCCATGACGCCGGCAGATCGCCCGTTTGTCTGGTGGTGCAACATGAACCCGGAGGCCGAAGGACTGGCGAAGGCCATCCCTGGCGCCGTCAATCTGACCGGTTCCGACAGCGACGACGCCAAGGAGCGCAAGATGGTGGACTTTTCGGAGGGCCGCATCCGCGTTCTTATCACGAAGCCGTCGATCGCCGGTTTTGGCATGAACTGGCAGCACTGCGCCGATACCGGGTTCGTGGGGCTTAATGATAGCTTCGAACAGGTATTCCAGTCGGTTCGTCGGTTTTGGCGCTTTGGGCAGAACAAGCCTGTCAATGTGCATTTCATCGCCTCCGAGATGGAGGGAGCGGTTGTCGCCAATCTGCGGCGGAAGGAAGCAGATGCCGACCGGATGGCCGCGGCGATGGTCATGCATATGGCCGATCTTTCGAGCGAGCATGTGCGCGGCATGGTCCGCGACCGGCCCGACTATCACCCGACCATTCCCATGAAAATTCCAGCCTGGCTTACAGGAGCGGCAGCATGAACATCAAGGCAGTCGAACAGGTCGTGACAGACCGCTATGCGATCTACCAGGGCGATGCCTGCGAGTTGATCCGCGGCATCCCGACCGGGACCGTTCATTTCGGCATCCACTCTCCGCCGTTCGAGGGGCTCTATAAGTTTTCGAACTATGACCGGGATATCTCGAACAACGATGGGGATCAGTTCTGGGAGCACTACGCCTTCCTGATCCAGGAGCTTTTGCGTGTGACGATGCCCGGACGCATCCATGCCGTCCACTGCATGCAACTTCCCACCAGCAAGATCAGGCACGGCCATATCGGCATGCGCGACTTCCGAGGCGAGATCGTCCGCGCCTACGAGGACGCCGGCTGGATCTACCATTCCGAGGTTTGCATCTGGAAAGACCCTGTAGTCGCCCAGCAGCGCACGAAATCAATCCGCCTTCTGCACAAGCAGATCACCAAGGACAGCACGATCAGCGGGCAGGGGCTTGCCGACTACATGCTGATGTTCCGCAAGCCTGGCGACAACCCCGAGCCGGTAGACGGCATGTTCGATCGCTACGTCGGGTTTGGCAACGAGCCCGCCAGCGTGGACGCCCGGATTGCCTCCGGGAAGAGCGCCAGCGATGCGGAGAAATGGTTCTCGATCGAGGTGTGGCAGCGCTATGCCTCGCCGGTCTGGATGGACATCAACCAGACGCGCACCCTGCAATACCGCGCCGGGCGGGACGAGAAGGACGAGCAGCACATTTCGCCGCTGCAACTCGACGTGATTGAGCGCTGCATTGAACTGTGGAGCAACCCCGGCGACGTGGTGCTGACGCCTTTCCTCGGCATTGGCAGCGAGGTCTATGGTGCCGTCGCCGCAGGGAGGAAAGGCATCGGCTTTGAATTGAAGCCGTCCTATTTCCGCCAGGCGGCCCGCAATATCGCGGAACTGGACGAGGCCAAGACGGTCAACCTGTTTGCCATGGGTGCCGCATGACCTCACGCCCTCACCAATATCCCGGCTTCCTCAGCAGCGGCGACAAACGCTTCTCTAGCGTGATCTGGCTGTCTCTTCCCCTCAAGGACGGAGAGACAGGCTATTCGAGCCTTGAGGTGAGCGGGACCGGGCTCGACCGGCCATCTCTCCAGCAGGAACCTTGCGGCTTCCTCTGTGGAGGTGATGTCTCGGATACGGCCGAGCCTCTCGGTCTCCACCTCGACGGCCTTGTTCCATCGTTTCGGGTCCATGGGGCCAGCATAGCACAAGGGAAAGACGCATGAACGAGTTTGGCGCCTATGCGGTAGAGAAGCGCGGCGGCTGGTGGGGAATGCTCCGCCTGGCCCGCGATGCAAAGCCTAAGCCAATCATGGGTGAAGGCGATACGCCGATCGTGTTCCCGGACGAGTTGTCGGCGACCAAGGCGGTGCTCCGGCACTTCGTGGCCTACTTCAACGGTAACATCGTCGCCTCTCGTGAGATCGCCGGCGGAACCATTCGAGACGCCAGACGGGCTCGAGCCGAGCGGCTGTTCCGCAACGGCAAGGAGATCGAGGTCGAGCGGGAAGGAGCGGCAGCATGAAGAAGTACGCCACCATCCACTTCGCTTGCAATGACGGCGACGATGGCTCTTTTGCCGGCAAGGTCAGCGCTGCGGCTTATGCTGAAAATGATCTGGAGGCACCGGGCATGGCGGAGTTCAAGTTCACCGCCGGCGATGACTTCATCAGAATCCACCGCCGCACCTTCAAGATCATCGGCACCTCCTTTTGGGTCGGGAACTGGTGCTGGAACGCCTATCGGATGACGCGGGGCGAGGCGAAGAAGCTGCTCGCCCATCTTCGCCGGAACGGATGGCAGCACACCGGCGGTCGGGTCCACTTTGGCAACTGGTGGGACAAAGGAAGCGCAGCATGAACCTACCCTCCCTACAGGCAGAGACCTATACCAGCGCCTCAGAGATCATTCACAGCGCGAAGGCGATCCGCGAGCGGTTGCTGAGGCCAGCCAATGCCTACCGCCCGCCAGTGACCTTCCCTGAGCCTCCGAAGCCACAGATCAAGCGTAAACCTCGCAAAGAGGTCCAGCACGACGCCCATGTCATAGACTGGCAGGCCAAAAAGGAAGCCTACGACGCGATCGAGGTTGAGGCCCGGAAGATCAGTTGCCGCGACTACATCAAGCAGCGCTGCGACGAGCTCGGCGTCTCCTATGCCGAGGTGACAGGGCCAAGCAGAGTGCGCCACATCGTGGATGCACGGCAACTGCTGATGTTCGAGATCAAGACGCAGGTGAAGCCGTCAATCAGTTTCCAGGAACTCGGCAAGCTCTTCGGTGGCAGGGACCATACCACCTGTCTGCACGCTTGCATGAAGCATGGCTATGAAGGGACAGGCGGCAACAAGAGCGAACGCGACGATATCCAGAAGATCAAGGCGCTCCATGCGTCTGGCCTGTCGCAGGCGGAGATCGCTGAACAGGTAGGCTGCAGCCCATCTACCGTGCGCCGGTACACTCAAGAATCTCGCCAGTCGGCATATGAGGCCAAGCTCGCGAAGAAGCGTCTCGCCGCAAGGAAGCACTATGAACAGGCGCGGAAGAAGGCGAGGGCGGCTGGATGATCGATCAGCGCGTCTACAGCATCTGCGAGGAGTACGGCATCGAGGTTATCGACGGCCGGGCCTATCCGGATATCAAGCAGACGCGCGCAGTCGCCACAATGGATCGCATCCTGCGGAACCGCGGCGAGGATCACTTCCGCATGGTCATGTCCACCCTGGCGGAGACCGAGAACAATCAAGGCAGCCTCGACGAATATCTGTTCTGGGCTGTCTCTGACCTCGTGGAAGCCTGCCACGGCATCATTGAGGCCGAGCCTACCAAATGGCTCGAGGTCTTCGACGCAACGCCGGTAGGGCAGCTACAATACATCGCCCGCGACCTGTCTGGCATCACTCACCAGCGCCATGCGCTCGCGGGCATGTTATACGAGCGAGTAGTAAAAGCGTTCGGGCCAAGCGCCACCCAGCCAGACCTTTTCGAAGAACGCAGGAGATCGGCATGACGAGGGAAGAAATCATCGATCTGTTCATCCGAGCGGCCGAGACCGATCGCCGGTTGCCCGATACGGCCCGCCCGGCACGCCTCAAGGCCCAGGCGCTGCCATATGTCCACAGTGCCGCCGATCAGGCCGGGTGGGGCGGAGAGCGCTACGCCGAGGAGCGCGACGGCTTCTGGGACAGCCGGTCGACAAGACTGCGGACCGCCGACGTGACCGATTGGGAGCGCTGCAACGATCTCATCATCCTCGTCGCCAATGAGAGCGAACGCCGCTGCCTTTGGCATTGGTCGATCGGAAAGGCGGGAGGCCGTCCATTCAAGCATTGGTGCCGGGATGAAGGCATCCACGTCGAGACCGGAAGGCGGCGCAAAGACCGCGCCATTTACCATATTGCATCAAGTTTCATTCGGAACTCTTTGCAAAATAACGAAATAGCCCTCCAAGGCCTGTTGCCTGTTGGCCCGGAAATCAGCGATATTCCTGCCAACATCGCAGACGCTGGCCACCACACATGGCGAGACGACACAGCCTTCAGCCCGGTCGAGGTTCCTGAGCTTCGGGATTTCTCCTGGGCAGCCAAGCGGAATGAAATGCGCCGCGCCCGTGAAGCGAAGAAGCGCGAGGCGGCATAGAGATCCGAGGGGAAGCCGCTGCGCCCCGCCTATCACCGAACGGTCGTCATGACGATCGCCAGCGGCCAAGCCGGGAGGGTAGCCCGGCAGCAGTTCACAGTTCGGGAGCAGCGCGTCGGATAGGAGCGGAAGCTGGGAAGCCAGTGACCGGCGCGTAATGCCCAGCCTCCCGGAATAAGTCGTTGACGGGTCCTCTCGTCAGCATGGCGCGCAGGCCAATGTTCGTCCTACTCCTGCGAAGTCGTCGGATGCATACGGCGCAAGGCTGTGGCCCGCAGTTGACGGTATGGATAATGCCAGGGCGACCATTCGAGGCAAATGCCTCAACGAGATCGGGAAGCTTCGGTTCAAGGAGAGTTGGTTCCTCCTGTTCACGAGGCCGGCATCCAAGCCAGAGCCCCAGCCAACGGGTCTAGAGCAACGGGGTGGGTGCCCCCCGACACCATCCCGCAAGGGAAAGGCGGACAAGACGTGCCACGGAAGTCTACCAGTTGGCGAGCGTAACGGCTTCTCAAAGCTGACAGAGGACCAGGTAGCGAAAATCTACTCATTGCGTGGGCAGCAAGCCGCAGAAGAAAAGTTGCGAGCATGTTCGGTGTTTCTCGGTGGACTGTGGATAGCATTCACGAAGGGAAGAACTGGGCGTGGCTCACTTCCCGGATGGAGGAGGGCTAGCGTTGGCAGTCCTGAAAAACGCCCGGCATGAACGGTTTGCCCAAGCGGTTGCAAAGGGCATGTCTGCAACTGAGGCATATGCAGAGGCGGGCTACAAGGGCGATCGCACCGCAGCATCGAGGTTGTCAACAAATGTCAACGTCGGTCAACGGGTGTCCGAACTGCAAGCCAAGACCGCGAAAAAGGTCGAGATCACCGTCGACAGCCTCGCTGCGGAGCTCGAGGAAGCCCGGGCTCTTGCCATCAAGGAAAGGCAATCATCGGCCGCTGTGAGCGCCACGATGGGCAAAGCAAAGCTATTCGGCCTGGGTGTCGAGAACCGCCGCCTATCCGGAACGCTGCAGATCGTCACGATAACCGCCGAACAACTTGGATCGCTGACACGAGATGAACTTGCTCTCCTCGAAGCAGCCTATCCCGTTCTCGAGAAGCTCGGGGTTGTGGGAGGCGATACAGGCGGCCAAGGCGAGGCATGAGGTTGAAGATCTCAAGGGCGGCTGGGAGGAAGAGAAGCGCCGTTGCGCGGGTGATATCGCTTATTGGTTCGATCGGTGGGTTTGGACGTACGACCCCCGCTTGGTAGGCAAGCCCGGCGGCGCCTACGTTCAGTTCAAGCTATGGCCAAAGCAGCGCGACGTAGTGCGATGGCTGCTCGATCGGGTGCAGGCATCCGAAGAGGGGTTGATCGAAAAGAGCCGTGACACCGGCGCCACCTACCTGACTGCGGGCGTGGCGCTTCATCAGTGGCTGTTCAACCCTGGCTTCAAGGCCACCTTCGGCTCTCGCAAGGTTGATTACGTCGACAAGAAGGACAACCCCGACAGCATCTTCGCGAAGCTCCGCATTATGATGCGCCGGCTGCCGCCTGAGATGATGCCGGAGGGTTTCAACTGGAGCCAGCACGACAACTACATGCGCATCTCCAACCCCGAGACCGGATCGGTCATATCGGGTGAGGGTGGTGAGGACATGGGCCGCGGTGGTCGATCCTCCATGTATGTGGTCGACGAGGCGGCATTCGTGCCGAACGCTGAGACGGTGGAGAAGGCACTATCGGGCAACACCGATTGCGTGATCTGGGTCTCCTCGGTCAACGGCATGGGCAACCTGTTCGCGCGCAAGCGTCACTCGATCATGAAGCCGCATCAGATCATGCGGCTGCACTGGCGCGATGACCCGCGAAAGACGGAGGAGTGGGCGCAGGCGAAGCAGGCCAGCTTCTCGGACCCGACGACCTGGGCCAGTGAATACGACATCGACTACAGCGCCTCTGTGGAGGGCATCTGCATCCCCGCCCTGTGGGTGGAGAGCGCCAAGCGGCTTCTCGCGCTGGAGCCCCGCCTGAGGGCATCCAATGAGGTGGTGCTCGGGGGTGACGTCGGCGCCGGGAAGGCCAAGTCGGTGGTGGTGCCTCGCCGCGGGCCGATCGTCGAGCCTCCGCGCAGCCGAGGCAACCCAGACACGACCGAGACCGCGCATTGGATGCTGGATATTGCGCGGGAGACGTCTGCAAGGCGGCTTAACTTCGACGCCCCTGGTGTTGGAGCGGGCGTCTCTTCAACGCTGATGCACAATCCGGTCGATGGCCTCACGGCTGTCCCGGTTAATACCGGGCTCCCGCCGACAGAGCGGCTTTGGCCCGACGGGCGCACATCTGAGGAGATGTTCGGAAACCTAAAGGCTGAGGTTTGGTGGCTGGCGCGGACAACGCTTCAGCGCACGCACGAGCATGTCCTCTGGCTTGAGAGCAAAGGCGGACAAGAGCACCCGGTGACGGAGCTGATGGCCCTGCCGTCCGGAGACAAGGAAAGCGACCAGCTCTGCCTCGAGCTCTCCCTGGTCAAGTGGGGAAGGAATGAGCGCGGCAAGATCGTGATCGAGAAGAAAGAAGAGTTGAAGCGCCGCGGGATCAATAGCCCCGACTATGCGGACGCGTTGATGCTGACCAACGTGGACCCGCCGGAAGCCCCGGCCGTCGCCATGTTCCTTACCAAGAGGCACCGATGAACAAAGTAGTCACGCTGGCGAACTATGCGCAGCGGCGCCTCAGCACCATGTTCCCGGGGTTCTTCCCCGGCGGGAGCGTCAAGCACGACCATTACAAAGACTTCGGCTACCCCGAGAACCTGTCCTTCGCCCAAGTCTACCGGATTTACTGCCGCAACGGGGTAGCAGCCGCCGGTGTCGACAAGACGATCCGCAAGACGTGGCAGGACAATCCATTCCTTCTGGAAAAGGAGCGTGACGGCTCACAGGACGGCGCTGACGGCGAAACGGCGCTGGAGAAGCAGATCCGCCAGCGCTTCGACGATCTGCGACTGTGGGCTCGTCTGGCCGAAGCAGACCGCATGTCTATGGTGGGCGCCTATTCCGGCGTGATCCTCCGCTTCGCCGACGGCAAGCCCTTCAACCAGCCGGTCGACAGGGTCCCGGGCGGGCTGGATGGTCTCGTTGAAATCATCCCGGCTTGGGAGGGACAGCTTCAGGTATCCCAGTGGGACACGGACGAGCGATCGGAGACCTACGGTCACCCGACGATGTTCCAGTTCAACGAGTCCGCCGTCGACACCACTAACAAGCAGCCGCGCAACATCGTCATCCACCCCGACCGGGTCGTCGTTTGGTCGAAGGACGGCACGCTGCACGGGTCATCTGCCCTGGAGCCCGGTTACAACGCTCTCGTGGACATGGAGAAGGTTCGTGGCGCCGGCGGCGAGGGGTTCTGGAAGAACGCCAAGTCGGCCCCGGTCCTCGAGGTCGACAAGGAAGCCAAGATCGACCAGATGGCGAAGGTCATGGGCGTTTCGGTGGACGAGCTCGCCGACAAGATGAACGACCAAGTCGCCGACTTCAACGCTGGCTTCGATCAACTCCTGATGCTCATGGGGATGCAGGCCAAGACGCTGAACGTCACCTTGCCGTCGCCTGAGCACTTCTATGCGATCGCGCTGCAGGATTTCGCGGCTTCCATGAACATGCCGGTGAAGATCCTCGTCGGCATGCAGACGGGTGAGCGCGCCAGTCAGGAAGATGCCAGCGAGTGGGCGCAGACGAACATGTCGCGTCGGGCGAACCAGACTGTCCCGAACATCATGACGCTGGTCAACCGCTTGGAGCGCGTCGGCATCCTTCCTGAGAAGGATTGGTTCCTCGATTGGGCGGACCTCACCGAGGCGTCGATCGGAGAGAAAATCGACCGGGCCAACAAGATGGCCGACGTCAATACGAAGCTCAAGGACAGCGGGGAGTGGGGCTTTACCCCGGAAGAGATCCGCATGGCCGCCGGCTATGAGCCCCTGAAGGACTCCGAGAAATACCGCGACGACGCGACCGACGACGAGACCGACGCCGCGCTGGGCACCAAGCCCCCGACCGAAGAGGAATAATCCACCATGCCCCAGGTGCGTGTGAACGTCAGGACACTGGCGAACGTGAAGGCTGCGCGCAAGGAAAAGCGCAACGGCCGCGATGTCATGATCGTTCCGAGCGCCACGCTGCCGGACAACGTCGTGATGAACGGCATCATGTATCCGGCTGAGGAGATCGAGAAGGGCTATCAGTCTCTCGACCGTACCCCGGCGCCGCTCAGTCACCCGATGGTCAACGGTGCCTATGTCTCAGCCCGCGACCCGGAGGGGATCAACCTTGGCTGGATCGGGGCATGGAACGAGAACGTCCGCCGGGAGAACGGCCGCGTCTTCCTCGACAAGGTGATCGACATTGAGATCGCCAACCGCTCAGAGGGCGGCAAGGCGGTCCTGAACGCCATCGAGAAGGGTGAGGCTGTCCACACCTCCACGGGCCTCCTTGCTCATCTGGAGGCTGCGAACGGCGACGTTCCCTATTCCCATATTGCTCGCGATCTTGAGTTCGACCACGACGCCATCCTGCTCAATGAGAAGGGGGCCGCCACGCCGGATCAAGGCGTAGGCATGATGGTCAATTCGAAGGGCGAGCAAGAGCAGATCGAGGTCATCAACTCTGCGCTCGAGCAGGCGGACAATGAACTCGATTGGGCGGTGGAATCACTGGCCCGCGCACTGGACCGCCGGCAGAAGGCTTCGGTCCTCGACCGCATGAAATCCGCGATACTGGAAGCCCTTGGCTATTCCGAGCGGGAACCCTCAACCAATCGAAAGGAAGACGACATGCCTGTCTCTGACGAGCAGTTCAAGTCGCTTTCCGATGAGGTCAAAACCCTCTCGGAAAGCATGGGAAAGATCGGTGACACGATCGCCAACGCTGTGACGACGGCCCTCAAGCCGGTCCTCGACCAGCAGGCCGAAATGGTCGCCAACCAGAAGGCCAAGGACGACGCCGAGAAGGCAGAGCTGGTTGAGAAGGTCGTCAAGGCCAACCTGCTCTCCGAAGGCGCCGCCAAGGAACTCACCCTCAACGCCCTGCGCGAACTCGCCCCCAAGGCGAACCCCGGCAAGGCAGCCGCACTCAACGGCGCGTTCAAGGGCGGCAACGAAGCCCCGGCGTTCAAGCTTCCGAAGGGAGACTAACCCATGGCCCGCTACAACAAGATCTTCCTCGGCCCGGTCGAGAAGACCAAGCCCCAGGTGAAAGAGCTGCTCGCAGCCGCCGCGCTCAAGCCCGGTCGCCTCGCGGTCATCTCCTCCGGCAAGTTCGCACTCGCCGGCGCCACGACTGTCGGCAAGGTCTGGCTCATCCAGGACAACTATCTCGCCATGAAGGGCGTCGATACGGACTGGGCGCAGGACTCCATGGCGATCGGTATCGAGATGGAGGACGATCACCTCTATGCCGCTCGCATCGCCAACGGCGTCAATATCACGGCCGTCGGCACTGCGCTGACGCCCGGGGCAAACGGCACCCTTGCCATCGCCTCCACCTCGGATCTCGTCGTGGCCTACTCCGACGAGGTCTACAACAACAACTCTGGCAGTGAACAGCTTCTGCGCATCCGGCCCGCCGGCAGCATGAGCTACCTGTCGGCCGCATCGTAAGGAGGGAAACCAGATGCGCTATTTTGACGAACAGCTCGTCGCCAATTCCCGACCGCATGCGGCCTGGTGGAGCGAGGTGTCGATGGTCCGCGAGCACTTCCACCGTTCGGAAGATGTCCTCGCCAACCTGACCGCCGAGTTCATGGGCAATGCCGCGTCCATTCTTCCTCGCGATGCGTGGCTCGATCTCGACGGCATCACCCGCCGCGTGATGCGTGCCGACGAGGGGCAGGTATGGATGGCCGACCTGATGCCGCTGGCCCGTGCGGTCAACATCGGCAAGCTGGTCCACCTGAACCGCGTGTCCTCGGATGCCGGTCGCGTGGTCCGCTCCATGTCCGGCCAGGTGCCGGTGACCATGGACAAGGTCACCTACGACTACCGCGGTACTCCGGTCCCGATCTTCTCCACGGCCTATGGTCGCGAGTGGCGGGAATGGAACACCCTGCAGTCGGAAAACTTCGACGCTCTGTCGGACGACCAGGAAGCCCATACCGCCAAGATCCGGCGCGATATGGCGCTCTATGCTCTCGACGGCGATTCCTCGATCGTCTTCGAAGGCTACACGGCCTACGGTATCCGCACCTCGCCGTACTCCAAGGTGATCAACCTCGGCTCGGCTGCTGGCGGCGCCAACATTGACCTGACCACGGCCACCGCCGACCAGATCGATGCGTTCTTCGCTGGACCGTTCGGCGCGATGCTGGATGCGAACCTGATCACGGGCAAGGTGAACCTGTACATCTCGCCCGAGATCGCCCGTGCATGGGACAAGGCCTACTCCGCGGCTGCCGGCTTCAAGCCCGGCACGATTATGGAGTTCGTCGCCAAGAACCGCCGCATCAACAAGATCGAGGTGTCCTTCGAGCTCTCCGGCAACCAGTTCTTCGGCTTCGTGCCGTCGGCTGAGTACATCCGACCGCTCATTGGCATGGCGGTCAACACGACCGCGATCACCCGCACCAACCCGACCGACAACTATCAGTTCCTCATCATGGGGGCGATGGGCATCGAGATCCGGGCGGACATCAACGGCAAGTCCGGCGTGTTCTACTCGGTCGACCAAGACTGATGATCGGGGCCTCGCCTTCGGGCGGGGCTCACCTCACGCAACTGGAGATCAATCCCATGAAGGTAGAAATCACCGCCGGCGGCATCTTCGGTGCCAAGGGCGAAATCCCGATCGGTACGATCGTCGATGTGAAGTCCGAGCCGAAAGGCTGGGCCGGTCGCTATCGCGTCGTATCCGGGAAGGACGGCAAGGAAACCGCCAAGACCGCTATCGTCAACCCCGACAACAGCGAATACGACGACCTGAAGAAGCAGGCCGATGAACTCGGTCTCCAGTACGCGGGCAACATCTCCAAGGCGAAGCTCAAGGAATTGATCGACGCCAAGCTGGCGGAGTAACGGACGTGGCAGGTTACGGTGACGACAGCGCGTTCAGCGCGTGGCTTACAGAAAACGGCTACACGCTGCCCGAGGGCGCGCCGTCGCCTGCCGTCCTTCGTAATCGTGGCAGCCAGTACATCGACGCGGTGTATGGCTCTCGCTTCCTCGGCAGCGTCGTCGATCCCGTGCAGGAGCGGCAGTGGCCGCGCGAAGGCGCGATAGTCAACGGCAAGCTGATCCCCTCTGACGTCGTACCCCCAGCCGTGATCAACGCGTCCTATCAAGCAGCATTGCAGGAGGCGAACGAGCCCGGGAGCCTCACGGTCGTCGGCACGTCGTCCTCTGCCATCAAGCGCGAAAAGGTCGGCCCGCTTGAGACCGAATACCAGACGGCGGCCAGTGACGGCACGGCAGCCGGCATCACCCCGCTCATCTCGATCGTGGATGGCATGATTGCGCCGTTCCTTCGCGACGAAAGCCTTATCCGTGTCGGCATCTGGTCGGTGGGTTGCTGATGGCCCCTTTCGACTACGCGCGCGCCCGCAGCACTGCCGAGCGGTTGATCGCCAAGTTCGGCCAGGTCGGCGCTATCCGGCGGATGACTGCCTCTGGACCGTCATATGACCCTACGCTGACGCCGGTGGATTATCCATGCACGCTGGTGGACCTCGACATCGATGAGCGAACCATAGACGGCACGCTGATCATGCGTGGCGATCGGATGGTCTACCTCTCCACGGCAGGTCTCGGCATCGTCCCGGAGCTTTCCGACAAGGTGATGATCGGTGACGTCGAGCACGCGGTCGTAAGTGTTCAACCGCTGCAGCCGGCCGGGACGGTCGTGATGTGGCAGATCATTGCGAGGAAGTGACGATGCGCGACCCTCTCGCCCTCTTCCTCATACTCTGGGTCTCGGCCGTGGGCTTGTACATGGTCGGCATGGCCTCTGTCATAGTCCACAGCCTCGGAAGGATTGCACCGTGAGTGTCAAACCACAGGATTTCGCCAAACTCCAGAGCGCAGACCCGATGCGGATCATGGCGTTCCTCGTCGATCTCTACGGCATCAAGATTGCCGACGACATTGCCAAGCACGTTGTGTCGGATGAGCCCGCGCCGCATGTCGTTTACCCTCGCTTCTAAGGAGATAGCCATGAACCGACGCGCATTCTTCGGCTTCGCTTGTGGTGGCGTGGCTGCTGCTCCGGCCGCATTGCTCGGGACACCGAAGCCGGCCAAGGCAGAAGTCGCCCGTCTGACAATCGGGATCGACACCACGGAGATGGGCAACCTTGTCGCCCGCGTCGTAGCGAACGCCAAGCGAGAGGCAATCTGCGCCATCGTCAACGAGCGCTCCCGGTACGAGCGAGCGAAGCGCGGCTGAAAGGACAAAACCATGAGCGTCAAGGTCGAAGCAGTGCTTAAACACAACGGCCACGCCGTCGGCGACACCTACGAGGTGCCAACCATCAAGGCCAAGGCTCTAGAGGCGATCGGTCTCGTCAAGCCGGGCAACCAGACCGCAGCCAAGAAGATCGAGAAGGCCGGCGCGGCTGACTGATGGCAACCCTTCGCCAAGAGATCGACGCGCTCCTCGACCGTCTGGAGCCGACGGTTGCGGCTGCCTTCCGTGAAGCGATCGATGACATCAAGTCCAACATCGTGTTGCGCGAGGTCGTCGAGCGGCTGGAGCGGCGGGACATCGAGGGCGCCGTCGAGGCTCTGAACATCGAAGGAGCTGCCTTCCGCCAACTCGATGAGGCGATCCGGCAGGCCTACAACGCCGGCGGCTCTCTTGCGGCGGAGTGGATGCCCCGGCTGACGGACCCGATGGGCAACCGCGTGGTGTTCCGCTGGGACGCCCGAAACCAGGCGGCAGAGGCGCAGCTTCGCGACATCTCGTCCCAGCTCATCACCGGTGTCGTTGAGGACACCCGTACGGCGGTGCGCGAGGCCATGGTCGAGGGGTACGCCCAAGGGCAGGGGCCGCGCACCATCGCGCTCGACATCGTCGGACGACAGAACCGGATCACGGGCAAGCGTGAAGGCGGCTTCGTTGGTCTCAACGGGCCGCAGACCGCTCTGATCATTCGGACGCGCGATAACCTGCTTTCGGGCGAACCCGCCAGAATGCGGAAGTACCTGGAGCTGAAGACCCGCGACAAACGCCTCGACGGGGTCGTGAGGCGCGCGATCGAGACGGGCAAGCCTCTGGACGCCCAGACCCTTGAAAAGCTGCTGGCGAGGCTCAGAGACCGAAATCTGCGCCTTCGAGGCGAGACGATCGCCCGAACCGAGACGTTCATGTCGGTCGCGGCCGCACGCGATACCGCATACCGGCAGGCACTGGCAAAGGCCAACCGGGACGAAAGCCTCGTGACGCGCATCTGGCGCAGCGCCGGTGACGGTCGCGTCAGACACACACACATGGTCCTCAACGCTCAGGAGGTGACTGGCATGGATCTGCCTTTCCAGTCACCGTCTGGCGCGCTGCTGCGATATCCGGGCGATACGTCCCTGGGAGCCGGGCCGGCGGAGATCATCAATTGCCGTTGCTCGATCGAGTACAACTTCGACTTCGCCGAGGCCTATGCCCGGTCGCGAGGGCGGTGATGACCGGAAATTTCGCGGCAACAATCGGGGAATGGGCGCGGGCGGAAATGGAGCGGGCCGAGGCTGTGTTCCAGACCGCCGCCCAGATGGTCGCGAATGAGGTGAGGACGCCGGTCGCCGCCGGCGGGCGGATGCCGGTGAAAGACGGCAACCTGCGTAACTCCCTGCTGGCCTCCACCACGGCGATGCCGCAGGTCAAGGAAGGGCAGGCCAAGTACACTGACCCAGCCAGCGAGATCGCGCTCACCATCGCGGGCGCCGAACTCGGCAGCGTGGTCTTCCTTGGGTTTCAGGCTGCCTATGGGCCGCGCATGAATTACGGCTTCGTCGGGGAAGACAGCCTCGGCAGGGTCTACAATCAGGCTGGATATGGCTTCGTTGACGCTGTGGCGCAGCGCTGGCCCCAGATCGTGGCGGAAGCCGAGGCTAAGGTTCGCTTTCGGTTCGAAGCGGGTCCTTCCCTTCCGACATAATCAGCAGGGCTTTCTGCAGGATATCGAGATTTCGGATCGCAGCGCTCAGAACGGAATGTGCGTTCGCGGTCTGCACGTCCTTGTTCGCCAACAGCATGAGCGCTTGGTGCAGGAGGTCGTGAACCTCGATATCGGTGAGCGCTCGTTTTTCGGCCATGGGCCACAGGGGTAGCACATATGGCCGGAACGGTTGAACAGAAAGTATTCCGGGCGTTGGTGGAGCGGTTTCAGGCCTGGCCGCTCCCGACCGGATGGACTGAGGCTGCGAATGTTGCCTATCCCGGTCTCCACTTCACGCCGGTGGCCGGCAAGCCCTTCGTGAGCGTTGAAGTCCACTATAACCGATCGGTCGAGACAGACATTTCCATGGAGATGGACCCGATCCGGCAGGGCTTCATGCGTCTCAACGTCATGTGGCCGAATGGGCAGGGGCATGTGGCCGCGATCGAGGTGGCCGGCTCCATCCGCGCGCATTTCCGGCGCGGCTCAAAGGCGACCAAGGAAGACACCGTCGTCCGCATCTACGAGGACCCGGAGATCGGGGTGATCCTCACGGGCGACACGCACATCAACGTGCCGGTGACGGTGCGTTGGCGAGCATATCCCTAAGTTCCGGCCTGATTGGCCTGCCGTTCACGCGCCTTCGGCAAGCGCAACCAGACAAGAAGGAAATGAGCCATGCAGCTGTATCCTGTTGCAGGAAGCCGCCTCTACATGGGTGCGGCGGTATCTGACGTGCCGGACGAGGACCTTGACGAAGCGGACTTCAGCTCCGTCGTCTGGACGGAGATCAAGGGCTGGCAGACCATGGGCGCATTTGGCGATGCCAAGACGCTCATCACCGAGTCCATCATCAACCGGTCTCGCGACCTGAAGGCCGGCGGCACTCGCAACGCCGGGTCGATGCAGAACAACTTCATCGTCCTGCCCACCGACACGGGCCAGCTGGCGCTGATCGCTGCGGAGGCTACCGACTATAACTATCCCTTCAAGATCGTTTTCGACGACGCCCCGCCGACAGGCTCTGCTCCAACCCCATCGGAAGCCAAGTTCATGGGCATCGTCATGACTGCAAATGAGCAGGGTGGCGGCGCCAATACCGCTCGGCTCCTGCAGGGGACAGTTGAAATCAACACGAACATCGTTCGCAAGCCCGCCGCGACCGGCAGTTAATCGAGGTGGCCCCAGCGTTGGCCGGAGAGTATCCGGCCGACCTGAACCCTGCCGATCCCGAACAACTCGGCAATCTCGCGCTGAAGCAATTTTCCGTGGAGCGTTCGGATAGTTCGCACGTCTTCATCGGTGAGTTTAACCATCGGATGCTTGCCGCCGCGGTTGTCTGTTCCGTGGTTAGCCTTCTCAAGATGGTTTTCACTGGTAGTCGCCCAGTGGAGGTGGTTTGGAGCGCAGCAGCCCTCGTGGCCTTTCCCGCAGGAATGCGCGGATTCGTGGTCCGGGGTAGGCGGCGGGCCGTGAACGGCTTCGCAGACTAGCCGTGTGACGAGTTTGAACTTGCCGTCCTGCCAGATTAGGCCGTAGCCGTCACCATTGTGGCCGTAAGGCCAGCGCAGGCAAACGTCGCCATCATACGCGATGGCAGACTGGAGAAAGCGTAACGGTTCTCCCTCGGCTGTTCTTCCTGCCAAGGGATGGCCGTGGACGCGCAGCCGCGTGTAGTGCGCCTGACAGAGGCTCTTGGCCTTCGTCGGGCGTGCACACCCATCAATTGAACACGTGGCAGCTTGACGCGAGCGCTCCCTAAGCGGGTCGCCGTGCTTCTGCCAGCGTTGCCAGTGAAGCGAGCACCAGCCGCGCCCAACAGCCGGCTTGCCGCAATTCGAAATCGAGCATAGACGAGGATTAGCCATTCTGACCTCCGCTAAGGTTGGCTTGGTTAGAGGCCGCCGTGGTGTTACCAGCACCCGGCGGCCTCGCTGTTTATAGCACCAAGTCTCTGATTTTCATAGGAACAAGGTGTCAAATGACAGAACAGAAAACCGCTGAATTCGTCGACCTGTCCGGCCTTGAGGCCTTGGTTGAGGCCCAGGAGAAGGGCATCGAGATCGATATCCTCAACGAGAAGGGCAATTCTCTCGGGCTCAAGATCGGTATCGTCGGGCCGGACAGTGATCGCATGCAGAAGGCGATCCGCGATGTGACCGCCGAGGCCGCCAAGGCTGCGGCCGAGCGCGGGAGCATGGAAGACGCCAGCGCCGATCCCGACGAGCGGATGATTGCGATCCTTGCCAAGGCCACCACGCATTGGTCTCCTGATCCGAAGATCGGGGGCAAGGTGATCCCTTTCTCGGAAGAGAACGTCCGCAACCTCTATACCCGGTTCAAGATCATCCGCGACCAGGTTGAGGTGAAGGCGGCTCGCCGGGCGTCTTTTACGAAAGGCTGATCGGCCGGCTCTGCCAACTGATAGCCGATCAGCACGCCGGCAAGAACCTCAAGATACCCGCCGCCGGGGAACAGGTCTGGTTCTGGTTTCGCGAACTGGACAGCCAGCGGACGGGCAACGGCTACGGCCCGAATGCCCTTGGGTTTCAGGCTATCGGAGAATGGGCGAGGCTTCGCGGCCTCGTTCTCAAGCAGTGGCAGCTCGACGCCATCCTCGCCATGGACGTCAAGCGCCGCGAGTTGATGGCCGAGAGGGCCGAACAAGCGGAGCAGGAGGACATCGTGTCCGAACGCCCGCTCACGCCGGACCTGTTCAACGCGCTGTTCTCGCGCAAGTGATTTCACCCTGAAAGGCAGCCAATGAGTGAATCCTATCTGGGCTTCCGGATCGATAGCTCGCAGGCGTCGTCTGCCGCTGCCGACCTAGACCGGCTCACGGCTGCCGCGACGAGGACGCAGGGGGCCGCCGACAAGCTGGAGGCGGAAGCTGCTAGCCTCGGTGGTGCGCTTGGCCGTGCTGCGGAAGGTGCCGGCAAGCTCAAACAGCCGGTGGACAGCCTTGGCCGTTCATTCGGCGCTCAGGATGAGCACGTTCGCGCTTTCCGTATGGAAGTCGAACGCCTGACGATGAAGTATCAGCCGCTCGCACAGGCGACGAAGCAGTACGAAGCGACCGTCAGCGAGATCAACCGGGCGCACCAACTGGGCGTCATCAACACCCAGCAGATGACCACGGCTCTTGACCGGGAGCGGCTGGCATATGAGCGACTGAAAACCTCCGCAACGACCGCCGGGGCTGCCGTGAAGGCCGCGAATACCAACGTCCGCACCGGAGCCATGGGCAGCGAACGGGCGGCAGGCATCAACGCCGGGTATCAGTTCCAGGATATCGCCGTCACGGCGGCCATGGGAATGAACCCGCTCATGATTGGCCTGCAGCAGGGTACGCAGCTCGCCTCTGTCCTATCTTCGATGGAGCGCCCGGTCTCTGGCCTTGCTGCTGCGTTCACGTCGTTGGTCAGCCCGGTTACGCTCGTCACTGTAGGCTTGACCGCTGGGGTTTCCGCGCTCGTCCAATACTTCATGACAGCCTCCAGCGGTGCCGAAGACACCAAGAAGCTGTTCGAAGAGCAGAACGAGGTCATCAGGCGTGCGGCTGACCTTTGGGGCGATGCCGCACCGGCCCTCAAGGCATACGTCGATGAACTTGATCGGGCCGACAAGATCACGCAGGGGCGCGAAGCGGGTGAGATCCTTGCCGGTCGCTCTCTGGAGGGGCTGTCGGAAGACCTCGACGGGGTGAACCGCGAGTTCATCCTGCTCATGCGTTCTCTGCAGGGTGTGGGAGCCGATCCGGCATTCATCAGGGATTTTCGTGATGCTTTCGGTGATCTCCGCGAGCGCTTGGACGATGGGACCGCCTCGATTGGCGACCTCAATGCTGCTCAGAGGCAACTTACGGCGGCGGTCGCTAACTATGGCACGAAGGAAGTCCTGACCTTCCGGGATGCCTGGGACAAGGTGACAGCCTCTATCTTCCGTGGCGTCGAAGCAGCGCGCGAAGCTCGTTCCGAGTGGATCAAGGCTATTGCCGGCGGCACGAATGTTCAGGACATCCTTTCCGGTGCGACATTCACCGAAAACGGCCGCACCTACCAGAGTGGGGCATTTGCGCCCACCGGTGCAATCCCTGTACCGGGTCGCCGCCCGTCCGATCTGGCCGGCGATCCCGACCCGCTGTCGATCCTGAACTCCGATGGCCGCCTTACCGGCGTCCCGGTTCCCGGCCAGAAGCCGAACTTCTTCGAGCTTGAGCAGCAGAAGGACAAGGTTGACGACGTAACGAAGGCGTACCAGCGGGCACAGGAGGCGCAGGCCGAGTTCTGGCTCGACCTTGGCTTTCAGGAGCGCCAGGCAGGCCGGAGCCCCATCGACCAGCAGGTCGCCTCTACACTCACGCGCTACGGCTTCAACGAGAACCTCAACTCGCCAGAAGCCAATGCACTGCGGTCGCAACTCGAGTTGCAGCAGCAGCGTGAAATGGCGCGGGACGCGATCGGCGGGTTCTTCTCCGACTTCCGCTCCGAGCTTCTGGAGAGCGGCGGAAACATCGGAAAGAGCCTCGGCAACGCAATCCTGAACGCGCTGACGAACGCACTCGACAAGGCCGCGCAGACCGCGCTTGACCGGATGACGAACATCCTCGTCAACGCACTGTTCGGAACGAGCGCAGGCGGTGCGCCCGGGGCAGCCTCCGGCGGCGCGCTGGGTTCTGTAGCTTCTACCGTGCTTGGTGGGGGCCTCACTGCTGCGAACAGCAATGCACCAGCAGCAGCGCGTCCTACTGGCGATATCGCCTCCTACATCACCGACGCGGCGATCAAGCGGGGCATTGACCCCGACGTCGCGCTTCGCGTGGCGCGGTCGGAAGGCGGTCTCGATAGCTGGAACATGCGCGCTGGCTACGTCAAGAACGGTTTTCGGGAGCCTTCCTACGGCCCCTTCCAGCTTCTTAAGGGCGGAGCGGGGACCGGTTTCCCGGCAGGCCTTGGCAACGACTTCATGGCCCGCACAGGTCTGGACCCGGCGCTTGCCGCGAATGGCCCAGCCGGGGTCGATTTCGCGCTCGATCATGCCTCCAGAAACGGTTGGGGCGCATGGTACGGCGCGGCCAAGGCCGGGATCGGCGATTGGCAGGGCATCGGAACTGGCACCACGGCCGTCGATGCAGTCAACAAGCTGGCCGAGTCGGCTGACGCTGCAACCAAGGGCCTCGACACGTTCGGTGGCGGCCTCGGTTCCGTCGGAAACGCCTTGTCCGCTGCTGGATCCCAAGGTGGAGGTGGCGGCGGCCTGCTTTCGATACTCGGTGGCCTCGGCGGTCAGTGGGGCGCAGCAAAAGCCGGTCTACTCAAGCCGGGCCTGTTCGCCAGCGGGACTCCCTTCGCGCCCGGTGGTCCCTCTATCGTGGGGGAGCGCGGGCCGGAACTGCTCGACCTGCCGCAGGGCTCCAACGTCGTGTCGAACCACAAGCTCATGGCGGCGCTCGCGCAGAGCGGTGGGCAGGGCGGCGGCGGTAACACCAAGGTCGATGTGGGTGTCTCTGTCGACAACAATGGCAACCTGCAGGCCTACGTGAAGAGCGTGTCGGAAGGCACCAGCAAGAACAACCTGGCCGCCTACCGCAAGGATCAGCAGCGGGCCGGCTTCGGCAACGACCAGAAGATATTCAGTTCTCGGAAAGGCTGAGCGGTGGCGGTCTACATCAATCAGCCGGATTTCCCGGTGGACTTCCTGCGCCCGACTAGAGCGCTGTTCGACGTCCAGGGCAGCAGCGTTGACGGCGGCGTCAACGGCGTCGGGGATGCCATCGAGATCGGCACCTCCGGCGGCGGGCGTGTCATCGCCTCTTACAGAGAGATGGTGCTCGAAGGTCCCGATGAGCGGCACGAGATCATCAACATGCTTGGCGCCCGTCTCAACGGTGGGATGCGGTTCATCGTGGTCCCGATCGTCACCGACGGTGTAGGGCCGTTCCCGATCATCGATGGGAAGCGCAGGCCGTATGTGACGGGGATCCCGCATTCCGATGGTTCACTGTTCTCGGATGGCTCCGGGTACAGCCAAGCGACGGTCTACGGAGAGGCGGCGAACTACACGCCGCTCAACGCGGGGATCATCTCAATCGACACTGTCGGCCTCAGTCGGCGCCTTCGCCATAGCGATTGGTTCTCGATCTATCACCCGACGAAGGGATGGCGCGCCTACCGTTACTGGGACGTGCTGGACGCGCCGTCTGGAAATAACGGCCGGTATCGCCTCGCGATCTCTCCGCCTCTGCGCGAGGCCGTGAACACTAACACCCGGATCGAGTTCGCCCGGCCACGCTGTGTCATGAAGTTGGCCCGCGGCGAGACGATCCCATGGGAGTGGGAAGCGAACTACTCCGCTCGCCCGACCATCAACTTTGTCGAGGCCAGGTGAATGGGCTGGGTGCCGGACGACGTCATCGAGGCTATGCGAGGCAGCCACGAACTCGGGCTGTTCCTCCGTGTCGATACAGACCCGCCGCTGCGGCTGTGGTTCGGGGTCAATGACGTGCCCATCGGCTTCGACGGCATCGATCCGAACGGCACAGTCTACCTCGGCGGTGGTCAGCTTATCGGCATCCCCTCGCTCGAGGTGTTGGTCAACGGGACGTCGGATGCCGTGGACTTCACGGTTTCCGGCATCGACCCGGCGACGGGGAACCGCATGCTCGAAAGCATCCCACCGGTGCGGGGAAAACTCGTGCAGATGGGGCTCACGACGCTGGACCAATACTACCAGCCGATGACCGACGTCATCCCGATCTGGACGGGGACAGCATCTCACCCGAAAGAGGCGAGGGCACCTATTCAGGCCGGGGAGACAGCAACGCTCTCTCTCAGCCTCGCCGTTGTGGCGGGGGAGAACACCCGATCCAGAGCGGCGCGCACCTTCTGGTCGGACGCCCACCAAAAGGCGCTTTCGCCAACCGACGATTTCTGCAAGCAGGCCGCCCGCCTTGCCCGCGGCGTCGATCCCGTCTGGCCGAATTTCTCTAGCTGAGGCTCCATGACCCTGCACGAGTTTCTTGCCCTGGAACACGAGTTCCGGTGGGGCGGCCTCAATGGTGACGACTGCATGACCTTCGCCGCTTCGTGGGTTGAGGCGTGCACGGGCGTGGACCCGGCCGCCGAGTTCCGCGGGACTTATGACACGCAGGAAGGCGCAGAAGCCCTCATAGCGGCCCATGGAGGTATGGTGGCGCTTGCCGGGCGTCAGCTACTGCCGGTGGGCTGCAAGCGCGTCCAGAGCCCGCAGAGCGGCGATGTGGGCATCGTCCGCGCAGAGGTGGGCATCAACTGGGTGAAGGACGTTGCCGCGATCCGGTTCGGGCCGAACTGGGCCGCTCTGTCTCCGGTGCGCGTCATCGCCAAGCCGTTTGAAACCGTCGCGGTCTGGAGGCTGCCTGTATGAGCCTTCATCACCGGATGATGCTTCAGCGGTATGGGCTGGGCATCACGACGTCCCTCTACAGCGAGGTGGTGTTCGATCCGATCTTCACGCCGCTGTTCACGTCGATCTTCGGGGCCAGCTTTGCGGCGACGACGGCCGGATCGTTCCTGATCTCTACGGCCAGCTTCATCGCGACGACGGCGATCACCATGGGCATCCAACTGCTCATGGCGCCGAAGCCGCCGAAGCCGGAAGACGTGAAAATCCCGCGTCGTCAGGCGATCCCGTACCGGCAATGGGCCGTGGGCCGTGTCCGAGCCGCCGGCGCCTACATGCTCTGGGAGGCCAAGGGCTCCCGCCTGTTCGGTGTGCAGGCCATCGCCGGGCACAAGATCAAGTCGGTCAACCGCTACTATCTGCACGACGACCCCATCGAACTGTCGGACCTGGACGGCAACGGACAGCTGACGTTCGACGGAGAGCGGTACGGCAACAACGTCTGGCTGTTCCACCGGCTGGGGGAGCCGACCGAAACCGCCTATGCCGACATCGTCGACAAGCTCGGTGCTGAAGGCGTCTGGACGAATAACCACCGGGGCGACGGGCAGGCTTCTGTCGCGATGATGGCGGAGAACCCGGCAGCCGATCGCCAGCAGCGCCGGTTCCCCCATGGCGCGCCCAGCGTCTCGGTCGAGATCGATGGAGCCTATGTCTTCGACTACCGGATCGATGATGATCCGTCGAACCCGGCCGCCTGGGTGTGGTCGCGCAACGCCGCGCTCATCATGGCATGGCACCAGTGCTTCAGCGAGTTCGGCCACCGCCGCAGCTATGAGCGGGCGATCCTGCCGGTCCTCGATATGTGGGTCGAGGAAGCCAACATCTGCGACGAGAACGTTCCTCTCGCCGGCGGAGGCACTGAGAAGCGCTACGAGTGCAACGGCGTCGATACGACGGAGAACAGCCCGAAGGTTGCGACGAACGCTATTCTGGCCTCCTGTGACGGCTGGATCTGCGAACGCGGCGACGGGGCTCTCCTGTTCACCGTGGGCAAGTTCCGCGAAAGCAGGTGCGGGGTCATCACGGACGCCGATATCGTCGGCCATCAGGTCGAATACGGGGTTCTGCCGGAAAACGAGATCAACCGGCTGATCCCCAAGTTCACCTATCCAGCCACAAACTACACGACGTCGGATGTCGACTATTTCGATGACGTGCCGGCACAGATCGAGGCGGGTAGGGTTCTTGCCGAGGAAGCGGATTATGGGTGGTGCCACCAGTGGCGACAGTGCCGCAGGCTGGGCATCCGTGACTGGCGACGGGAGCAGCAGAAGGTATCGGGCGCGCTCGACCTTCGCCTCTCGGCCATCAACTCGGTCTACTACCGCTGGAACCGGATGGAGACGCCGCTGTCTCTGCCGCGGCTCGACGGGAAGATCACGGAGAACCGCCGCGCTGTCCTCGCCCTGCTGTCGGGTGGCTTCAACATGGAGATCAAGCAGCACCCGGAGAACATCGACGCTTGGAACCCGGCGACGGACGAAGGCGCGCAGCCGCCGGTCCCGGTTGGACCGGATCCGGATATCGTCCCGGCGCCGGTCGTCAACCTGATCCAGGTCAAGGAGAAGGGCGGCACGGCCTACCTTCGCGTGGTCATCGTGGACCCGGACGAGGACAGCTACACGCCCATCGTACGCTACAGGGTGGCCGACAACGGGTCGGGCAATCCCGGTGCATGGCTGGAACAGAAGTTCCCTGAGGCCACTGCATCCGGCGGGTTCGTGGAACTGGCGACGAAGCCGGTTCCGGTCGATCAGCCGCTACAGGTGCAGGTCGCATTCGAGCCGAGTGACGGGGAATACGGCGCTTGGTCGCCGACGGTGGATCTCGTTGCCGGCAAGCAACTGATCGTCAACGGTGGGTTTTCGTCGAACTCTGCATGGAGCCTCGGAGCAGGCTGGACGATTGGCAGTGGCGTTGCATCCCACACCAGCGGCGGCACTCTCCTCCGGCAGGACATCGATCTCGAAGCCGGCGCGACGTACCAGGTCAACTACACGGTCACTTCGATCGGCGCCGGAGAGACCGTTCGCGCCCGCCTTCGTGGCGACAGCGACAACTTCGGCGTCGATCGCATCGCGACCGGCACGTTCTCCGAAATCATCGTTGCTCCTGATGGGGCAGCCACATTCGCGATTTCAGCATCCGGCGCAGTCAGCGTGGACAACGTCTCCGTCCGGCGAACCGGCTAGTTGCACACACATAAGGATTGAACAATGGCGATTGCACCCATCACCGTTGGCGACGTCGATTCGATCAACAAGATCAATCAGGCGATCGAGAAGGCGAACCTCGTTGACGGGAAGGCAGAACAGGCCGCGGTCGATGCGAAGGCATCGCAAACCGCGCTCGATGCGGAGGTGTCCGCACGCACGTCTGCGGTGACTGCCCTTCAGGCGCAAGTCAACGCGAAGGCCTCCAAGTCGGCGCTTGACACGACGAACGCAGCTGTTGCGACGAAGGCCTCTCAGGCTGACCTTGATATGACCGCAGCCGACGTCGGTGCGGGTAACTGGTCGCGCCCGGGCGAGGCTGGACGGCTCTGGACGCAACAAGTCGAGGGCAACCCTGGGCAGACGCCGCCGCTGCCAACATCCATGGTTGCCGTTGACAGCGAAGGTAGCGTCGTTCGCGTGACTGGCGCGAAGACTGTTGGCCCGATCCGTGCAACGCGGATCGAGCCTGGGCGTATCTATCGCGTCCGGTTCGTCGTGCGGCGGCGCGAAAACCCCGCCGATCCTTCGAGCCATACCGTGCGCCTCGCAGTTCGGTGGCTAGCTCGCGGCAAGGGCGCTCTGTCGACCGCAATGGGGATCGTGCAGGACATTGCGGCACTCACAGTCGCCGGAGGCCGCACCGAAATCAGCGCCGTGATTGCGCGCTCTGCGGGGGTGGGTGTCAACCTCGTTGCGCCGTCAGGCGCCGTCTACTTCCGGCCGTTTGTCCAGACCTATGGCGATGACGGCGTGACCGATATCGAGGTAGTCGATGTCGTCGATATCACCGACGCCGTTTCTGTTCCGGTCGATGTTGGCCAGTTCGAAAGCCGCGTTGAAGCGCTGGAAAGTGCGGATGCCGCTACCCGCCTTGATGAGGTGGAGAGCCAACTCGGCGGGGCGCAGCTTCGGGACTATCTGACGCGCGACACTGTGGCGTCTGCGACTGTCTCAGAGACGGTCGATGCGATTCGCGTCATGCAGTATGACCTCTCAAAGCCGGTCGCGCCTACAGCATATAGGCGCGCAGCTGTTGAACCCCCGTATGGCGGCGTTCAGTCGGCTGATGGCGCTTGGTGGGAGCCGGAGGACGCAATCCAGATCGATACCCGCTCATTTGGCGTTAACGCTGATGGAACAGATCAGCGCGTTTCCATACAGAAGGCGATTGATTTCGTTGCCGCGAAGGGTGGCGGGACTGTCCTCCTGCCGCGCGGCACAATCATGATTGGCGGCGTTGGCCTAGCTGTTCCATCGAACATCACCATCCAGGGGGCGGGTAAGGGCATCACGATCATCAAGAGGGTCGCGGGCGCAACTTGCCATGCCCTCAGTATCCAAACTTTCGCCGAAAATGTGAGAATTTCCGATCTTACCGTAGACGGAAACAAACAGGCAGAGGTGCAAGGCTCCATGCCAGGGTACCATGCCATTCGTGGCGCAGGGACGCGCAGCCTTGTTCTTGAGCGGCTTCACGTCAAGAACGCCATCTACTACGGCATCGGCCTGCAAGGCGTCGAAAACTTCGAATATGACGTGCGTATCACAGACTGCGATGTTGAGGCGTGTGGTGGGTGGTCCAATAGCGGGGCGGGTTCTGGCGACGGCATCGATATCAAGTCAGCCCATCGCGTCTGGCTGACGCGCGTTCGTTCGTGGGGCAATGCGCAAAAGGGGTTCGACCCTCGCGCGTACCTTTTGGAAATGACCGATTGCCACGCAGAAGGGAATGGCGATTCCGGTATCCACGTTCGCGGTCGCGGCGACCTGTCGACCACCGTCCGCGGCAAAATCACCATCAAGGGCGGGTCATCTGTCGGTAACGCCGTGAATGGGATTGTTGTGTCGCAAGATGAGCCAACGGTCGTCGCAGACGTCTCGATCTCCGGCATGAAGGTTTTGGAGAACGCGGCAAACGGCATTCTCATCTACAATTCGATTTCCATCACAGTGGAAGGCTGCATCTCTCGTGACAACGGCGGCACTGGCATTCGATCCACGGCGGAGGAAGGCTGCTTCACCGGAAACCGCCTGATGAACAACGGGACGTACGGATTCGATGGGGCGGCCCAAAACAACAGAAATATTGTCTCCGGTAACATCTGCCTA